TGAAAGATGTCATGGGCACAATTGATAAGTTTTGGTCAGTCCTCAAAGAAGATGAAAAAGATTATTTGCAATCTGCTCGTTGGGCACTTGACAATAAAGCAGAATGGAAGTATGATTAAGGTTATGCTGGTTTAGCTCAGTTGGTAGAGCAACTGCCTTGTAAGCAGTAGGTCGTCAGTTCGAATCCGACAACCAGCACCAAATATATCGGAGTATCAGAGTTTGAAATTTGAATTTTTATAAATAATTGTATAGGAGGATCTTATGCAAACCAATAAAAATTCACTATCAAACTTGAACATAGCCAATACGTTAAAACGTGGTTGTGTTCACTGCGGTAAAGAGTTAACCCTCGCTAATATCAAGAAACATGAGAAAGCATGTGGTAAACCGAAAGAGATGAAAGAATGCCCTGTCTGTGGCACTATGCATAGTAAGGGTGGAGTGACGTGTTCGTATAGTTGTTCAAATACTTACTTTAGAAGTGGTAAGAATAACCCAAACTGGGGTGATAATAACTATCGACAAATATGTTTTAATACACATGGTATGAAATGTATCGTGTGTGGTGAAGAAAAGATTTTAGCTGTGCACCATTTGAATGAAGATCATAGCGACAACCGACCAGAGAATTTGGTTCCGATGTGTCCTACTCATCATCAATATGTTCATAGCAAGTATAGGGATGAAGTTCAACCCTATATTGACAAGTTTCTCGGTGTAGGACAGTCTGGTTAATCCGTCTGCTTTGGGAGCAGAAGATCGCAAGTTCGAATCTTGCCACCGAGACCAAAAAAAGAAGTGACCATGAAACGAATGGCAATCTATGTAAGGCATCCAGAGTGTTCCACTGATTGTGTCAACGCAATGATACATGCTTTGTCATCTGATTACCAGATAAGAGTTTTCACAGAGAATGAGATAGATGATGGATTGTTTGAAGGTTTAGATGTTATTGCTATTCCTGGTGGCTTCGGTGAAGCTGATTCGTATTTTGACTTCTTCAATAGAACAACTGCGAATCGAATAGCAAAGTTTATTGAAGATGGTGGGCACTACCTTGGTATTTGTATGGGTGCTTACTGGGCTGGGTATAGATACTTTGATATACTTGATGGCATTGACGCTGTTCAGTATATCAAGCAACCGAATGCTACGATCAGAAGATCATATTCGACTGTTGCTGAAGTTGATTGGAATGGTACGAAAGAACATATGTACTTCTATGATGGATGTGCATTCGTTGGTGAAGTTGATAGGTGTAAGGTGATATCCAGATATGCCAATGGTGATCCAATGGCAATCATTCAAGGGAGAATCGGAGTCATCGGTTGTCATCCTGAAGCACCAAAGGATTGGTATGAAGGTAAATGGAAATACATAAACAAATACTGGAGTGATGGCAAGCATGCCAACCTCTTGTTAGAGTTTGTCAATGAGTTATGTAATGAAACTGTAATCAATTGTTAGAGAAGATGCCCTGATGGCGGAATTGGTAGACGCACTGGATTTAGGTTCCAGCGCTTCGGCGTGAGAGTTCGAGTCTCTCTTAGGGCACCACTTATGTTTTGTTGAATTTTTTGTTGAAAGGAAAGTGAAATGAGAATTAACTTGCGCAAAGCAAGTGCCATTCAAAGCGAGATCCAAAAGATCCTCGCAACCACTCGTCTTGATGCTGATGTTAGCGTCACCGAGTACGAAGCTAATGTAGAGGAATTTCTCTACAAAGCAACTGTTGAATTCGCCGAGAAGGCACAACGTGTGATTCAACTCAACAACTGCCTATACAACATGCGCCATGCTGTTGCTAGTGCGAATGCACAGGCTGTCAATCACTTCCTCACTGAGATCGAGCGCACTAATCGTTTGATCGCTGTTGCTGAAACTATCAGCAAAGCACACGTGATGAAGCCCATCACCGAGATCCGTGCACGTTTGGAAAAACTTGCAAAGACGGATGAGTCTAGCGCACGACTGTATGGTCGTGACCACGTGACAACTTCTGCGGTAACGCAAGAGTTGGTTGATGGTGCGAAGGGAGACTTAAAGGCTCTTAAGCGCACTCGTCAGGAACTGCAGGATAAACTTCTTGCAGAGAACATCAACACTACTATCGAGTTGAATGACGAAATGGTAGTGTTGTTGAAAGAGGAAGGTCTCCTCTAATTTTCGAGAGGTGGATTGCGATAATAGGCGTAGAGATGTTGCCACCGTATCTTGTTTACAAGATGCTCCAAAACTACTTAACGACCTGAAATCGTATATTCTCGACTTGCTGCTGATACCATAAAACAACTGCTTGTTGCTATCAGTAATAGGAGAACATTGCTTTTTGATGATTGCGTTTTGCTGAGACCAGGACATTAAATCCGTCTGCTTGTTTTTTGCCCATGCAATGTTTCAAAACCTGTTTGACCTTTTCACCTCTCACCCTTAAACTATATTGAACTATACTCATCGGAGAATTTTATGAAGACAGTAGGTGATACACTTAAACCCTTTGCCGTAACAGGCATCAATCCAGGTAAAGATGACTTCTTTACCATCACAGAACAGTCCTTTGAAGGTAAATGGAAGGTTATCGTTTACTACCCAAAGGACTTCACATTCGTATGCCCAACTGAGATTGTTGCATATGACAAACTATTCCAAGACTTTGCAGATCGTGACGCAGTATTGCTAACAGGTAGCACAGACAATGAGTTCTGTAAACTTGCATGGCAACGTAGCCATGAAGATCTGAGCAAGATCAAACATATCCAGTTCGCTGACACACAGCGTGAGAATCCAGACACATACGAGAATCTGAGTTTGATTGAGCAACTCGGTGTGTTCTATCATCCAGCTGGCGCAGCACTTCGTGCGACATTCATTGTTGATCCAGAGAATGTTATTCAGCACGTCACAGTCAACAACTTGAATGTTGGTCGTTCGCCTGAAGAAACTCTGCGTATCCTTGATGCGTTGCAGACTGGTGAACTCTGCGCATGTAACCGTACTGTTGGAGGAGAAACCCTATAATGGCATTCAACGAAACCATCAAAGGTGCGTTGCCAGAATACGCAAAGGACACCAAGCTAAACTTGGACGCTGTCCTTTTGCGTAGTACATTGGACGCTGATGTGGCAATGGGTTGTGCTGTTGCTGCATTGGCTGCTACTGGTAACGGTAAGGTATTGAGCATCCTTCTAGCAGATGGACCAGTGCATGCAGAGTCGGCAATGACTGCAGCAAGCATCATGGCACAGAACAATGTATGGTATCCGTATGTTGAGATGGCTGATGATGAAGCACTTAAAGGTCTACCTGCACAGCTACGCATGAACGCTATTATGAACCATGGTGGCACTACAAAGGCAAACTTTGAGGCATTTAGTTTAGCTGCAAGTATTGTTGGTAAGTGTCACTTCTGTGTCAAAGCCCACTATGATACTCTCAAGAAAGAAGGTTATACTGTAGAACAACTTCGTGACATTGGACGTATTGCTTCTGTCATGAACAGTGTAGCCAAAGTTTTGAACTCATAAATAGGTTCATGGGAGACATAGTAAGAGACATCATCAATCGAGCAAAGTATAGTTCGTTCTATGCAGTGAAAACTCATGTTCGAGAAGGATGGATGCCCATTGGTAAAATCCCATACGACCTTCAGATAACAGGAGAGGACATGATAGTTCGTGTCCTCGCCATAAACGAAACTGAAGCAGTCAAACGTGTTAGTACTTGGTTAAGCGAGCAGTTAGAAGTTGGTAATGACTGGAGATTAGGATATGATCAATGACGTACCCACCATCGCACTTAAAGAACATAAGTTTGTAAGATTCCCACATCAAAACATAACATTCAAATTTACTCGAGAGAAAGGAGAAGATTGGAAAGTTAGCGTGACCGATGAACAACTAAACGAAATTGTTCAAAGGATTGCAGTTACGATCGATGACGGAAAATAAGGAGATGTCTATGTCGAGCGAAGAAACCAAAGAAGCAAGAAGTCGCCGAAACCTTAAGACAATCAGTGCATGTTTGAAGCAAGCAAAGATTGCCAAAGCACATGGTCTGCAAGTTGACACCGTGCACTACTACGCAAAGCATCATGCAATGGATTGCGGAAACCCAAAGTGTGTCATGTGTGGAAACCCAAGGAAAACGTGGAAAGAAAAGACAATCCAAGAGAAGCGATCCGACTCTGGACTAAGGCATATTGAGTTCGATTCAGCCTAAAAACCCCTAAAACCCTGCCAAAAGTAGGGTTTTTCAGCCAAAAACCTTAGAAAAACCCTCATTTTTTGAGGGTTTTTTGCATTTAGTGCTTGACTTTTATTCGGAATTGTTGTATAATATATCCATGAAAGTCGAAAAGGAAAAGAAAATGTCTGATCTGAAAATTACCCTCCCTGCTGGTCGTTACTTCGTTGGTGATGTCGGTGGTGTTAGTCGTCCATACGTTGCCATCCCTGCTCGGTCTTCGGTGTTCTACTCTGATTGTGGCGCTGTTGAAATTGAGATTGCTGGTGGTGGTTCGTGCATGCCTGATGTCGATGCCTTTTCGATCTTCGGTGTCTGCGATGCTGATGATGTCTTTGGCAGTGCTGATTGCGCTGACGAAAATGGTGTGATTGAATTGACATACCCCACTGAAGTCGTTTACAATTTTGACTATCTTGAGATTGTGAATGTGCTGAAGTTTTCGGTGTGCCGTGATGCTGGTCTGAAGTTTACTTCGACTGAAGAAGAATTTGATGGTGCTTCGTTCGCCTGAGGAAATATGATGTACGAGAAATACGAATCCGACTTGGCTGTTGTGAAAAAAGAATTGGAATCTCAAGGTATCAAGAACTATACCGTATACCCTGCCAATAACTGTGTTGGTGTCACCTATGGTCGTGTTAGTTCGTATTACATTGTGAAAAACGGTGTCGTTGTTGACATCCAAATTGACTGAGGATATATCATGAAACTGTTGACTGTGGGAAACCCCAAATTGCTCAAAGGTGCCAAGAAAGGTTATCTGTCTTCTGTGCTGCACTTTGCACCTGCGGATCTGTCAGGTAAAGAAGTTTGCCCTAAGCGCACTGCTGGTTGCACAGCTGCATGCCTGAACACTGCTGGTCGTGGTGGTATCTTCAAGAAAGGTGAATCGACCAATGTGATTCAGCAAGCACGTATCCGTAAGACCAAGATGTTCTTTGAGAATCGTGCTGGCTTCTTGAGCGAGTTGTATGCTGAGATTCGTAAGACGATCACTTATGCCGAGAAGAAAGGTTTGATCCCTGTGTTCCGACTGAATGGCACCAGCGATCTGGCTTGGGAGAAGTATGAAGTGCAAGAAGGTAAGAACATTTTCCAGATGTTCCCTAACGTGCAATTCTATGACTATACTAAGGTGAACAATCGTAAGGTTAGCCATATTCCTAACTACCACCTGACTTTCTCTAAAGCAGATGGCAACGATATGGACGTGCGTATTGCCCTGTCCAATGGTATGAATGTGGCTGCGGTCTTCCGCAAAGAGTTGCCTGAGACTTATCTGGGTCGTAAGGTTATCAATGGAGACGAAACTGATCTTCGTTTTCTGGATGAAAAGAATGTGATCGTGGGTCTGAAGGCTAAAGGTAAAGCCAAGAAAGACACTTCTGGTTTTGTTATTTAAGGAGATTGACATGGGTTTGGATATGTACTTGGACGCTAAGCGATACTTGTCTCGTCACTTCGATCACTTCGGTGAAGGTGATACCGAGATCATCGAGACCTGCAATCGTATGCTTGGCATCGATGGTAGTGATGATGAAGACTATTCGGTGAAGGAAGTTACGGTGCGTGTAGCCTACTGGCGTAAAGCCAATGCCATTCATAGGTGGTTCATTGATAACTGCTCGGACGATGGCGTTGACGACTGCCGACCGATGTATGTTAGCACAGACCAGCTGAAGCAGCTGCGAAACGTATGCAGTGAGGTGCTAGCAGATCGTAGTAAAGCAGACCAGTTGCTTCCGACTATGACTGGTTTCTTCTTTGGAAACAATGACTATGGCGACTATTACTTTGAGGATGTTCAGCATACGTTGGATCGCCTAGATAAGATTTTGAGCGATAAGAGTTTGGAACGATGTGATTTTTACTATCAAGCGAGTTGGTAATGCGTTGGATTGAGAATGTTAGTATGAGCGATATTCATCTTGGTCACCATAGTGATCTGGGTGAAAACACGATGCTGATCCGTATACAGGATCCAGCGACTGAGTTCAAGAGCACCAAGTATACTTTCAAAGAGGAACATCGCTTTGAGTTTCTGGATGCCGAGGACGAAGATGGTTTCCCAGATGAGACCAAGATCAGCGATCAGCAAGCAGCCGAACTCGTTGCTTTGTTGAATCGTGCATTGGCTACTAACATGAATGTCATGGTTCACTGCCATGCAGGTATCTGCCGTAGTGGTGCTGTGACTGAAGTTGGAACGATGATAGGGTTTACTGCTACGGAAAGATTCCGTCAACCAAACCTGCGAGTCAAATACAAAATGATGAAAGAATTGGGGCTAACCTATGGGAACTAACTACTACGTTGCAACCAAGCATTGCGAGTCATGCAATCGTTATGATGAGGAATATCATATTGGAAAGTCCAGCTGGGGCTGGGCTTTCTCATTCCAAGGTTATAAGCCAGAGCGACTGATCTCATGGCAAGCATGGAAGACTTTCCTTAAAGATAAGATCATCATGGATGAGTATGGCGACCGACACGACTACGATGATTTTGTAGAGATGATAGAGGGAGTCAAATCACCTAACTTCACCTATCCAGATGGTCATAAAAACCTTCAGCATAACACTCAGGGCAAGATAGACTCACGCCCATGGTTCAATCCTGAATACGACTGGGACGATCCAGAAGGTTATGCATTCTGCTCAAGGGAATTCTCATGACATCAGCCAACAACAGAAAGAATAGCCAAATGAACATGGATGAACAAAACCTAATAGAACTAAGCAATGCCGTAGACCTAACCCTAATGCATATAAGCGAGACATTCGAGGTAGGAACACTAAACCTATCTGCTATTATATTGGCTAGGCTAATGGTACTAAGCCATGAGACTGATACGAATGATGACTTCATAAGGCTATTAGCTAGTGTAGTAGGGGATAAGACCATGCAGGTTAGACCTGAAATGCCATCTATGCACTGAGGAGCTAACATGAGTGAACTAGCAATTTTAGCATCTGTTATGATATCCTTTGCCTTTGGTTTCTTACTAGGCTACATTACTGGGAGTGTGAGATTATGAACGAACGAATTAAAGAACTTGCTAAACAGGCTGGATTCTTAAACAAAGATGAAGAATCTATCGAATATTTCGCCGAGTTGATTGTCAAGGAATGCGTTCAGACCTTGCTGGATAACACACCAGAGCAGTCAGCCGAGGAAGATTGGGATAAGGGATATGATCGAGCAATGAGGGATTGTGTGCACCATATCAAAGAACATTTCGGAGTTGAATGAGGTTGAGGTGGTTATATAGGAGCGGATTATATGGGGAGAAAATGAAGAGAGAAAATAGAGGTGTTAGCGTTGATGTTGCTCCGTTGGTTTATACAGGTATAAATAGTAATCGCACACCAAAATATACCGACCCAGGAGCAGCAGCACCATGACATACCGTACTAAGACATGCCCACAGTGTTATACTGAGCACAAGCAGCGTGGTCCATACTGCTCGAAGTCATGCAGCAATAAAGGTAGGACGATATCGAAGGCGACCATAGAGAAGCATCGTGAGAATACGACACGCATGATGAATAGTAATACTGATACAGCCGAGAAGATCAAGTGGGCGCTCAATGCTTCTAGGGATGAGGTGGAAGAGGGATTACCGATGCCGACTTTCGATGATCTTGGATATGGGCAGTTTAGAGCCGATGGTGATCTTTGGGAGGAAAAATAAAGTTTGCAATCATTGACTTAGGGCTTGACTTCAGGCATAATTTACGGTGCTAGGGATGATAATGATGCATAGTGTATGGATAGGTGTATAGGCTAATAACCCTACTAGGCTGAGGGGATTAGAGCACGTAAGTTGTTGATTTTACAGGGAATTATTTCTGTGTATTTTATGCAGAAATATGTTGACTTTTATTGGTGGATATGCAATAATTATACCATTGATAAAGAGGAATGAATGATGAATAACGTGAAGATGACCCTGAAGACCCTGCGTGGTGGTAAGACCGAGATCTCCCTTGGTGGTTCTAGCCTGACTACAGGTAAGACTGGTCGTGATCTGGAAAAAGCATGTGAGTTTCTGTACAAGAAGGTCACTGGTCAAAAAGCATCCTACAAGGACATTATGGGCGTTAACGTGGCAGCTGTGCCTGCAAAAGAAGACAAGTTTGGTATCAACAAGCGATTCGAGTTTGTTGAGAAACTGGTGACCATGGTTGCCTCTGGCGTCCAGCCATCGGCTATCGTCACTGGTGAAGGTGGCTTGGGTAAGACCTATACCGTGACCAAGACTCTTGAGTCTGCTGGTTACAAAGACATTTCTGATCTGGCTGACTTCCAAGTCGGTTCTGTGATTAACATGCGTAAGTGCTTCACTTTCGTTAAGGGTTATTCGACACCTAAGGGTTTGTATCGTACCCTGTTCGAGAACAACAAGTCGATCATCGTGTTCGATGACTGTGACTCGGTTCTGAAGGATCCAGTTGCTCTGAACATTCTGAAGTCGGCTCTGGACAGCTACGGCAAGCGCATCATCAGCTGGAATGCCGATATGCGTGACGATGATCTGCCACGTAGTTTCAACTTCGAAGGTCGAGTGATTTTCATCTCTAACCTTGACGAAGGTAAGATCGATCAGGCGATTCGTTCACGTAGCATGATGATCGACCTGAGCATGACCACTGACCAGAAGATTGAGCGTATGGAGACCATCGCCCAGTCAGCCGAGTTTCTGCCTGAGTACGACAAGAGCATCATCGCTGACGCCATTGCCCTGATCCGTGAGATCAAGAATGATGTCAAAGAGATTAGCCTTCGTACTCTGATCTCGGTTTCCAAGGTTCGTGCTTCTAACGACGACTGGAAAGATCTGGCTACCTACATGTTGACTGCTTAATTAGGGGGTGTTTACTATGAGTAGAATGTCTGACCTGCATATTGACGTAATTGATGCGATTGAATCAATGAGTGTGCCTTGTACCATGGCTGAGTTGGATCAGATTGCAATTACCTACAATTTGCCCATCACCACTGTGATCGAACTCCATGACGAACTGTTCGCCTCTATGGAGAACGAACAATACCGTGATGATATGGATGGCGACAATGCTTCAGCACTAGCATCAGCTGGCTACGGTACGGATGAAGACTATGGTTACTACGGTGATAACGACTACTATTAAGATAATGAAGTGGCTATGGACACAGTGGGTTAAGCTGGTTCTAATAGTAGTAGCATTTAGTATGCTAGGTTGCACCACCATTAGAACCAATGTCCATATAGAGAAGTGTATTGGCTGCGGTATAGATACAGGGAGTAAACACGAAAGATTAGTAAGAGATCCGCATAATCCCTACAGGCATAGCCGTTAGGGGTCGGCGTTATTAGTGTGATTGGTATAGGGGGTCATTAACAGTGAATAGGGACTCCTAGCGTTTTTATTAAACGGCGAAGCCACACTGAGACTCTCGTTTTTGGAATCTACACGATTCTCACGAATCTCCACTAATCTCAACTAACCAAGAGGGGTATCCACTATGAGTGCACTGCAAATCTTTATGGGAATAGTAATAGGATTCCTTGTCGTAAATTTAATGGCTACACTATTTCTTAAATGGTGGAACTTTGACTATGATGTATTGGATTCTCTAAGGGACTCCTTATACAAAGTATATTACAGGGATAGACAATAAAGGAAGGGAACGTATGGTTGCAAAGAATGATATCACTGGAGACTCTATTCAGACTAAGGGTGTTTCGAATACCTACCGTGATAACTATGATTTAATTTTTGGAAAGAAGGGTAATATGAAGACGAATAATGGGGGTATTACTTCCACGGATAACCGTAGTGGTATGACGATTGATTGGGATGTTGCAGATGGTATTACCAAGGCTAATCTTCTTGATCATTTTCATTATCTCACGAAAGAGGTAAATGACCACGAGAAAGATGGTTCTTGGATGCATCCTGAGGATTACCAAAACAGTAAGGTAAACCTGCTGCCAGCCTTTAGAGTGATTCTGAAGTATTATGGGGAGGATGTATGAAGTTATTAAGATTCTTTTTGGCTGAGATTTATAGGGGGTATAAGTATGTGGAGAAAGAGAGAGATTATGAAGGTCGAGAAAAAATCCAGCGAAAGTAAAAACAGCGTTGAACTACTGGAATTGGTAGTAGATCTAGCGATGGAAGCGGATAAGTCAGATCCTATTGACTGGGGTATGTTAGCTATTGATGAGGAAAATGCCTATCGGCTAATTGCTAGTCGGATTATTGAAGATCTGAAGGGTGAGTCCGTTGTTGCCATGTCTGTAATTACTCACCTAATCGTCGAGAACATGGTTCTCAATCTGAAACTTAATGGAATGAAAAATGCTTGACCATGACTTACTACGACCTACCTTTCAATGGATAAAAGATGATTACACTTCTAATCGCTATCGTTTTATTGTGGAACTGTTGGCTTGGTTTGTTAGTATTGGATGTTCGATTACAATGGCTTTCACAGTACCCAACCCTCCGCTACTTGTACTATACCCTATTTGGATCAGTGGTTGTGCTATGTATGCTTGGGCTGCTTATACTAGGAAATCATTTGGCATGCTTGCTAATTACATCCTGCTAACTGCTATTGATACACTGGGATTGTTTAGAATGCTATGGTTCTAATACTACTGGAAATACTTGGATACTGGATTGCTATGGCAGGGTTCATGGCAATGCTTATGATATCGGCTCTCGCCTTTGCCAAGGTGTGTGAACTGATATTGGACATCGTCCTAAATAAATAGTATTTCCCCCTTTCTCACTTTGGAGTTAACAATGCTAATTGCAAGAATTACAGAACACGGTAACCAAGAAATGCTTGGCGACTGGGTTCTATCAGACACAAAAGCTGCCGATGGGCAGCGCACTCTCGTTGTTGGAACACTTGATGGTGTTACAAAAACTTTCTGGACTAAGAACGAAACTCTTATGACTGTTGCAGATCCTGAGCCAGTCGCCGAACCAGAGCCAGAACCAGAAGTTGTAAACGAAGAGACACCTTGACATTTAATGCTACCTAATGTATAATTAGGTATATGCGGATGTAGCTCAGTTGGTAGAGCACCTGCCTTCCAAGCAGGATGTCGTGGGTTCGAGACCCATCGTCCGCTCCATATCATAAGTTGGAGTTATTATGAAAGTTGCGATCACCAGCGATATCCATCTCGAATTCGGAGATTGGAATCCGTCAAACCCTGAGAACGCAGATGTTCTCATCCTTGGAGGCGACATTCTAGTTGCATGCGAACTGGAACGTCTACAAGAAGATTCTTACGGTATCCTCGACCACTACAAAGGTGAGCGATACAGAGACTTCCTAATCAAATGTAAAGAAAACTATAAGCACGTGGTTTACATCATGGGTAACCATGAACATTACCATGGCGACTTTGCTGTCACGTCTAAGGTTCTTCGCAAAGAATGCGATGATCATGGCGTTCACTTTCTTGACAATGATATGATCAAGATCGAAGATTACATCTTTATTGGTGGCACTCTTTGGACTGATATGAACAAGCGTGATCCTTTGACTCTTTATCAGATTCGAAAGATGATGAACGACTTCCGCACAGTTAACAATAGTGATGAGGTTGTAAACTTCCGTGATACCGATGGTAAGTTTCATACTAGGGTTGCTAAATTCTCGCCTGAGAATGCAGTTGAGCAACACGAAAAGATGCTTGCCTATATCGACAATCTCGTTAAGGTAGAGCCAGAAGCTAAGTTTGTTGTCGTTGGACATCATGCGCCTAGTAAGAAATCTACCCATCCTCGTTATGCCAATGAGCAACTAATGAATGGTGGTTACTCGTCTGACCTAGATCAGTTTATTATTGATCGCCCACAGATCAAATTGTGGACTCATGGTCATACTCATGAACTGTTTGACTACATGGTTGGTGAAACAAGAATTGTTTGCAACCCTCGTGGTTACGTAAACTATGAGAGGGGATCTGATGAAGCAGAACCATACCTTGCAAAAGTTATTGAACTACCTTAAATACTCAGGAGTTTGGATTGGGTTTGTTCTCAATCCTTACCACTGGGAAGTTGATATGGATTTGGGTGGTCCAACGGATACGGATCCTTCAATGTATTTTATATACTTGACTTTTGGACCAGTTTGGTGTAGAATTGTTATAGATGACGGAAGATGGTAATGTCTAATTACAAACCTATTAAAACATTTGAGAATCAAAACAAGACTCGAGAAGCAATCGTAGTCTTAATTGATGGTACGAAGTATGGTGTGAGCACCAAGAATGATTTTGGTGTTCACTTCTTTAGTCAGTTTGATGAGAACGCAGATGCAGCAATGCACTTTGCAGAACAGTGGGTGAACAAATATGAGTAAGTATACATTAGATGTTAAGTTTCGCGAAGACGGTGAGGCATACATTGAATTGCCTGATGAGATCATTAAAGAGACTGGCTGGAAAGTTGGTGACGATCTTGAGTGGCAGGACAATGGTGATGGTAGTTTCACTCTAACTCAATCTGATAAAGAATGGGTTCTTGTTGAATGTATTAGCACCTTCCGTGAGCGTTATATGGTGCAGGTTCCTAAAGGTAAAGCTGAGTGGGCACTTGACACTGTAGTATGTGAGGAAGCCAAAGAGTTTTCTCAGGAGCATTTAGGTGAGACTATTGTTTCTCATCGAGTTGTTAGTTATGAAGAGGCTCTCAGAATCTGTGATGTGGATAACGACTATACACGAAGCTGGTCTGAGGAACAAAAGGTAAGAGCATTCTTTACTAAAGAAGGAGAGAAACGTGACAACTAAATTCACATTCAAACAAGAGTATCCAGGGTTTTCTGGAATGAACTATTCATCACCACCAGCTACAGTAAGTGTAGAAGTTAGTGGTGATTTATCGGTACAACAACTGCTAGAGAAGTTTGAGGACTTCTTGCGTGGTGCTGGTTATGTATTCAATGGGCATATAGTCATTGAGGAAGAAGAAGACACCCCTAGTGTTTCCTTTGGTGGTAGTATGGATGACAATGTTACATTCTTTACTGACGACAGTATCAACCTTACTGGTGCTGCTGCTGGTGAAACTTATGTGGTGACAGATTCTGAACATTCATCTTTCTATTACGATACGGAAAGAAACAAACCTGTAAAGGTATAACCATGACTAAAGTTTTCACAGACGTTAGTGTATTTTTAGCTGCAGTTGGGCAAGATGTTCCTTCTGCACCTCTGAAGACTGTTTCAGATCAAGCAGAACTTTATAAGAAACTTATCAAAGAGGAAGTTGAAGAGTTTTGGGAAGCTGAAGCAGCATCCGATGATGTTGAACAGATTGATGCTTGCTTTGACATGATGTGGGTTATTGTTGGCTATATGAAGTCTCGTGGTTGGGATTGCGAAGCAATTTGGGATGAGGGTGCTAAGAGTAACTTATCAAAGATTGATCCAGTAACATGCAAAGTCCGTAAGCGTGACGATGGTAAGATTCTAAAACCAGAGGGATGGAAGCCACCAGACTTTACGAGATTCGTATGATACTTGAAATTTTCTTTGCTGGTTTTATAACTGCTTTTGGTTGGTGGTCTGCAAACCATTATGTTATTGAACCTTACTTTCCACCAAAGATTGAACGTAAACAAGATGAGGACAAACAATGATTGAGTGCCTAATCCTTGGCGATTCTATTGCCGTAGGTGTATCACAGATTAAAAAAGAATGCGTATCTTTTGTTAAGTCTGGCATCAACAGTAAAACCTTCTATGAGAAGAACAAATCTCTTTTGGGGAAGCAGACTAATACTGGTATCACTATCATTAGCATTGGTCCAAATGATACCAAGTCTATTGACACGATTAAGTATGCGAATCTAATTCGAGAAAACATTAAGGGTAGAGTCTTTTGGATCCTACCCTCTCAAACAAAGAAGCCAGATAAGTTTCAAATTATTAAAGAGGTAGCTGCTGTTTGGGGCGACACTGTTATTGAAAGACCAGCGGATAAAATTTCCCCTGATGGTGTTCACCCAACATACGCAGGATACAAACAAATCGCAGAGATGGTGAAATGATTAAATTATACTTAGATATGGATGGTGTGCTCTGCAACTTTGAAGAAAAGTTTGCACCACTTAAACCTGCAGGTAAGAAATACGACAAAGAGATCTTTGCCAAGGCAGTAATGGAAGGCAAGATCTTCGAGACTCTTGACTGGATGCCAAACGGTAAACGACTAATTGATGTTGTGCGCATGTTGCCTGTTACAGTTGAGATTCTAACTTCTGTTGGAACACACAGACCATTGCAAGCTGCTGAAGCTGCACGTCAAAAACAAAAGTGGTTGCATCAGCACAACATTCTTTACAAAGCAAACTTTGTGAATATGTTCTCAGAGAAAAAGAACTACGCACACAAGAATACAATCTTGATTGATGATCGTCCAGATTGCGCTTTGCCCTTTACTTCTGCTGGAGGACATGGTATACTATACTCTGACAGCAAGCATTCTGAAGCTGTTCAAGAGTTACAAAATCTAGTTCTTCAACTAAAGGCTATTCAAACTTGAGACAATACTGGCGCATTTGGGCTAAGGCATTAGGTGAAAAGGCAGGTGCTACTAAACAGGAAGCTGATAAGGTAGCACTTGTCCGTACTGCTATTGTTCTTTGCTACATAATTACTAACATCTTTATTATTGCTGGCGTTATACATCATTGGTGAAATCATGAACATCTTCTATCTTGACAACAATCCTAAAACCTGCGCACAAATGCATGTCGATAAGCATTGCGTAAAAATGATTCTTGAATATGCCCAACTTCTCTCTACTGCTCACCGTGTTCTTGATGGTACTCCTTCTGTGGTTCTCAGTGACAAAGGACGACGCAAAACAGTTCATACTTTGCCTGATCATCGTAACGATCTACTGTATAGTGCTACTCACATCAATCATCCTTCTGCTATTTGGGTAAGACAGTCTGAGCAGAACTATATGTGGTTGTGCGAGTTGCTAGAAGAACTTTGTGTTGAGTATACCTATCGTTATGGTAAGGTTCACAAGATCGAAGCCACTGGTTTGATGCAAACTCTAAAGAATAATTTCCCAACCAATATTCCTATTGGACCATTCACTGAGCCAACCCCAGCAATGCCTGATGACTTCAAAGTTGCTGGTAACTCTATTCAATCTTATCACAACTACTACCTTGGTGCCAAGACTAGAATGTTTTCTTGGAAGAATCGAGAGACCCCATCATGGATTCTTTAACTCTTTTTCCGACTAAGATAAGCATTTACTATAATGAGGCTCTAGCTAGAAAGATAGAACCACTCATTGACGAATACACCGCAAGAGGTGAAGCAATGATGGGTATCGATAATCACATCACTACCTATAACAATCCTGAAGAGGGTGCTAGGTTAAACACCGATGGTAGATTAGCGGAAGCATTCCAATGGTGTATGTCTACTGCTTTGGATGATTTTCATAACAGAGGGTGGGATGTTAAGAATATAAAATTCCAACCCCACTTCTTTGCCAATGAGATAAGACATGGTGGGTTCTTCCATAGACATGCTCATCCAAACGCTACTATCTCTGGTTGCTTCTATGTCAATGTTCCTGATGGCGCATCTGATATTATCTTTCATGATCCTCGCCCATATAAACAATGTGTCATGTTACCCTGTAGAGAAGGGTTCTCAGATCTTCTGGCTGATGAATACCCAATGAAGGTTAAGACAGGAATGTTGTTAATTTGGAGTTCATGGTTGGAGCATGAGGTGGTTCAAAACAAATCAAAGCTGCCAAGAAAAACTTTAGTGTTCAACATGTGATGTCGCTAAATAGATTTATGTATTAAAGTGGAGTCAACAACTAATGCCTACGTATAGAATGTTATGTAAGGATTGCGCTACGCAATTCGAAGTGTTCTGCAAGATCGCCGAAATGGACGATCCACACAAATGCCCCCAATGCCAATCTACAAGCTGGACTAGGGAAATCACAGCACCAATGATCTGTGATCCTGTCAGAGTTGGTGCACGTAAAATGGATACTGGATTTAAGGAGGTACTGCAAAAGATACACGAAAAGACCCCAGGAAGCATTCTCAATAAACAATCTGGACAACTATAACAAGGAGAGCGAATGGCTCGTACGGCTAAGAAACCATTAGTAGAACATGAAGACAGTGAGCCAACCCAAAAAGTCAGACCGATTAATAACTCACTAAGAGTTAGAATTGACGACCTAAAGACTTTTGAACCATTAACAGCGAATCAGAAAAAATTTTATGATGCCTATAAAAGACAGGATTACTTCATCGCCTTGCATGGAGTTGCAGGAACAGGAAAAACATTTATTGCCTTGTATAAAGCGTTGGAGGAAGTTCTCGACAAGTCAAACCCATTCAACAAAATTATCATTGTCCGTAGTGCAGTCCCTTCTAGAGAAGTCGGTCATTTACCTGGAGACCTAAATGAAAAAACAGAAATCTACAGACAGCCATACCAGCAAATCTGTTCCATTCTGTTTGGTAGACCAGACGCATACCAGAGACTCGAAGAACAGCACCACATTGAATTCATCTCTACCTCCTTTATTAGAGGGATGTCTTTTGATGATGCAATTATTATCGTAGATGAAATGCAAAACTTAACATTTGAAGAAATTGATACTGTCATGACTCGTGTCGGTTATCGTTCTAAGATTGTTTGGTGCGGTGACTATCGTCAGACCGACCTAAATAAGAAGAAGAACGACATGAGCGGAATTTTAAGATTCTTCGACATTGCTATGCATATGAAAGCGTTTACCAGAATTGAGTTTACGCCTGAAGATATCGTTCGTTCTTCTTTAGTTAAGGATTATATCCTAGCAAAATTAAAATATGAAGACTCAGGTCTTCACACAAATCAATAGGAGGGATTATGATTGAAGTACTATTTTGGCTTCTCGTAGGAGCGTTCATTGGCTGGCATTTCCCACAACCAGCATGGGCTAAAGTTTTAGAAGATAAAGTAAAGGGATTCTTTACTAGCAAGGGAGAGTGATATGATTACTCTAGAATTACTACAACACATCGCACCAAAGACCAGCGTTGATCGTCTTCAAGAGTTTGTTGAGCCACTTGCACAGGCATGTGAGACTTTTGAGATCAATACACCTTCTCGCCTTGCTTGCTTCTTAGCGCAGGTAGCACATGAGTCAGGTGGTTTCAGTGCGGTTAAAGAAAACCTTAACTATTCTGCTAAGTCGTTAGATGCAGTATTCCCAAAGTATTTTAAGAATGCTGGTCGCAATGCTGCTGAGTATGAGAGACAACCAGAAAAGATTGCTAACATCGTTTATGCTAACCGCATGGGTAATGGTGATACAGCTTCTGGTGATGGTTTCAAATACCGTGGTCGTGGATTGATTCAACTTACTGGTAAGAATAACTATACAGCATTTGCTAATGATGTTGGTCTTACTATTGATGAAGCAGTTGACTACCTTGAGACATATGAAGGTGCAGCAATGTCAGCAGGTTGGTTCTGGGCTAATAACAATTTGAACCAGTGGGCTGATGCAGAAGATATGGTCACTTTGACCAAGCGTATTAACGGTGGCACAATTGGTCTTGAAGACCGTATTCACCACTTCCATATTGTGAAGGAAGCGTTAGCTTAAAATTGAATTGAATGTTTAATCATATACATCATGATATACCCAAATTGGTTAGGACAACTGCCCCAGATGGTTCGAGAGTATATCAAACCCCATCTGGTGCAGCCTATCCATCCGTCACTAGCGTCACAGGATTGCTTAACAAAGCGTCCATCATTGAATGGAGAAAGAGAGTCGGAGAAGCAGAAGCAAACCGAATCTCAAACCAAGCAGCATCAAGAGGAACTAGAATACACACTTTATGCGAGAACTTTCTGCTCAATAAAGAAGTGTTACCAGATCTCTTTGATCACGAACTCTGGAAAACGATCAAGCCAGAGTTGGATCGTATAAATAATATACATTGTTTAGAAACTCAACTCTATTCTGACCATTTACAAGTAGCAGGTACTGTTGACTGTATCGCAGAGTATAATGGGAAGGTATCTGTAATAGATTTTAAGACATCCAAGCGAGTTAAGTCTAGAGATGATATCGGCAATTACTTTATGCAATGCGCAGCTTATGCTGTCGCCTTTGAAGAAAGAACTGGCATCCCTGTACCACGTATTGTGATTATTATGGGGGTGGACGACGAACCAGAGCCATTGATCTTCCACGAGAAGCGTGATACATGGATAGATCAATTTATCTCTTTACGCAAGGAGTATCGCAAATGGAAAAGTGTATAATCGCATTGTCCATGGCTTTCGCCACTGCAGCATATGCACAAGAACCAATGAAGGTTAATATTACTGGAGTTTGTTCTGACTTTGCAAGCATAACTGCCACTGCTGCAAAATACCAAGAGTTGCCATTTATTCGAGGAAGGGTTAACACCCCAGAAAGAAGTTCATATTTCGTTCTATACTTAAATGCTGAAACTAGAACATGGACGTATAGCGAACAAATTTCTGATTCTTTATACTGTGTGATTGCCTCTGGTGAGGGTATAGAACCAGTACCTGATGTAATCGTACAGGAGTATAAAGATGCATACGGAAGAAACAATAAACAAAACTTTTGATTATTGGGTTTACTTATGGCTTCAATTTTATTATATGCCGTTCTTTGTGATGGGAGCAGTCAGTGAGCGTGGAAAAAACATATGTCCTTGAGTTGGTGCGATATAGAGACGCAGGGTTGCCAACGTATACTTGGTTCTACGTAATAGACAGTAGAGTAGTTAGTCCATACTTTGGCTCAGAACTAGAAGCTGAACAGTGGCTATTCAAAACTCTGAAACAAGATAACACTGGGAGTTAGATAGTTGACCCAAACGACTTACAAAACTATATTCGTCAGTGATGTGCATTTAGGTACACGTGATTCTCAAGCAGACAAGTTAAATAACTTTTTGAAACATAACACCTGCGAGACTTTATATCTCGTGGGTGATATTATTGATGCTTGGAAGATTCAACAAAACAAGTGGCGATGGAAACAGAGCCACACAAATGTAGTTCGTAGAATTCTTGGTCACGCTAAACGTGGAACACGAGTTGTATATGTTGCTGGAAATCATGATGAATTTTTAAGACCGATGATTCCCTATGGATTCTCATTTGGTCTTATAGAAATACATAATCAGACAGAACACATTGGTGTAGATGGAAAGAAATATCTTATAACACATGGTGATCTGTTTGATGGAATAACAAGACTTGCTCCATGGTTAGCGTTTCTTGGTGACAAACTTTATGATTTAGTTTTAGATTGGAATTCCAAGTTTAATTGGGTTCGACGTAAACTTGGTTTTGGATATTGGTCATTATCAAAGTTCTTGAAACACAAAGTTAAGAAAGCGTCTGACTTTATGTTTCAGTTTGAAAAGAACATTACTGCATATTGTAAGAAACGTGGATTTGATGGTGTGATTTGTGGACATATACATCACGCAGAAATAAAAGAAATTGATGGTGTCGTTTATATGAACGACGGAGATTGGGTTGAATCATGCTCTGCTTTAGTTGAACATCATGATGGTCGTTGGGAAATAGTAACTTGGACACAGGAGAGCGATAATGTGGATACTATTGATAATAGCAGTTCATATAAACGATCCAAATGACATACCAGCAAAGATGACGTTACACTTACCCAATGAAAAAGAATGCATGCAGGCTGCAAAATCTCTTGAGTACGATTTGAAGTTTAAGCAGTTTAAGTTGGAGGCGACATGCTCTCAGAAAAGATAACCATAGTAGTTCCCTGCAAGAATGAAGAAAACTATATCCATCATTTGCTGTATAGTCTACGCAAGCAGGACATTGGTCAGACACGCATCATCATAGCAGATGCCAGCACAGACAATACTAGAGCAGTGATCGAAGCCAACAAAGGCACACTAAACGTAGAAGTGATAGAAGGTGGACCTGTCAGTATTGCTAAGAATAATGGTGCTAGATTAGCAACTACACCTTACATTCTATTCATTGACAGCGATGTGCGTTTCTTCAAAGACACAGTGATACATGATTGTGTTCGCATACTGGAAGAAAAGCAATTAGACCTAATAGGATTGTACATCAAGTGTTATGACAATGACTTTGTAGCCAAGATAGGTTTTACTCTGTTCAATGCTATCAACGCTGTTATGCAATACTTCATTCCTTTCGCTGTAGGTGCATTCTTTCTAACACGCAGAGATAAGTTTGAAGAACTAGGTGGCTTCCCTGCTCGCTACGAAACATCGGAAGACTTTTTCCTAAGCAAGATGTATGATGTCAAGAACTTTACGCTTGTACATCACTATTTTGGGCAGGACAGCAGAAGATTCAAGAAGATGGGCTACTTTGGTATGGCTTGGTATCTTATTAAAAACTTTTGGAATCGTAACAACCAAAAATATTGGGATAGCATAGACTATTCCAAATATTGGGATAAATAAAAGAATTGTTGTAATCCCTTCAAAGCGAAGGACTTCTGGACGAGGGTTCGATTCCCTCCATCTCCACCAAAAGCATTCTATCCCCACCTGACGAGGAAGGATCGAAAGAACTAAAAAGAATGCTTCTGATGGGGATGATCTGGTTTCGACAGGGGTAGATAGCAGAGACGGCAACACGGTAGGCGATGACCGAAACAAGATTCCATAAGGAATAACTTGGATGACAAAGCAAATCAAAGTAAACGCAAACGAAGAAGTTTACGCTCTTGCTGCCTAAAGCAAGATGAGGTTTCGGCAGGTGTCCTTATAATCAAATCACCTGCCACTTATTCTTTTAGGGGGATTTATGCAAAAAGTATTAGTAGGTATTCTCGCAGCACTATTATCATTATCAGTGTTTGCTGCTGAGCCAGTAAAGAAAAAAGAGCCAGCAAAGAAACAAGCTACAACGCAAAAGGCACCAGCTAAAAAAGCTGATGCCCCTAAACATGCTGACGCAGAAACTCAAAAATCAGTAATGGCTAAAGCAAAAGAAAAGATGGCTGAAAAGAAAAAGAAACAAGAGGAAGCTGCTGCTAAGAAGAAGCAGCAACCTAAGAAATAATTACTTACCAGCTAGTGGGTTGTCTAATGCTCTTTGAATCTTAGAGTTCATTCTTTCTTCTAGATCTTTGATCTTACGATCTGATTCAGAAGCAAGTTGATCTCTTTTATTCTCGAATCTTCCAGCTGCAATGTCAATCATTTGACGAACCTTCTCTTCGCTTTCTTTAGTTCTTTGTTCGGTTCTGTCAACTTGCTTTTCGATTCTCATAATATCTTCACGCAACCCATTCTTAATATCTCGGCTGTAATCAACCGTCTCTTGAACTGACGTCTTGGTTGCAGCCATTTCTTTTGTTATGAGTTCAAGTCTCTTATCAAACTCAGTTAAGTCTGGTGCGACATAAGTTTGAATCTTCTCTTTCATATCCATATAGTCTTTATAGACTTCAAATGCTCCATAGAGACCACCTAGCACAGTTGATATAATACCACCAACAATCATTAGTTTAGCAGGTGTGAAGTTTATACCACCTACGCTAATAACTGTGTTTGGGTCTACTGCTGCTTCTAGTTGATCTACTTTTTCGTCTAAGTTTTTTGACATGTTAGTCCTCTATCTTCTTTGGAGTTGGTCTTTGATACGGTGAAGTTGGTGGTGGAGGTGGTGGCGTTGGCGCATCATTCTTTTTAGATTGTGAGTACGCATTTGCACCAAAGAATGCTGCTACCAAACCAGCGATAGCTACAAAGTAGGTTGGAGCAATATCACCAATGATTGTTGCTGCTCTATCAAGTCCGAAGAATGATGTAATCATGATTGTAGTTGGATACAGTAACATACCCCACAAAGCAAACCAAGCCATCTTACGCATGGCATCTCGTTGAGCATCTTGGTCTTCTAGTTCCCTACGCTTAAATTCAAGATACATATCCAATTCATCTTGGGAAACGTGTCCATCGCCGTTGGTATCTGCTGCTTCCAATCCTTCTACTGTTACTTTATGTTTATTGTTCATTTCTTCTCCCTATTATATTGTTGCTCCACCATTCTATCCCAAAGAACTTCAGAAGCTAATCCCATTCTTAGTGCGCTCTTGTTTTCTTTAATTCTAACTTTGGCGTATATCTCAGTGGCTTTATAAAAATCGGCATCGGTTAAAGTCTTGCTTGTATAGTTTGAAAACCCTTCAACTGCTCCGAGTGATGATAGTTTATCATTTTCTGCTTTCTCCTCTGGTGTCAATTCTCTAGCAGCAACTGATTGTGCGCTTGATGTTGCACCAGAAGAAATAGATCTTTGGGTAGCAGATGCTACAGCTTGCGACTCTGCTGATGATGTTGAGTTTGTCGAACTACTTGTATCCATTGCAGCAGCTGCTGCTTGTTGAACAAGTTCAGTGTTTCTTCTTGCTGTCGCTGCAGGTGATGTCATGTTTGCTGGTGAGTTCATATTTGAAGCTGCAGACGATGATGAAGTAGTAGACGGAAGTGCGCTACCTCCAGTTGCTGCTGTTCCACCTGCTGCTACGCTGTTTGATACTACACTCATAATTTGACTAACGCTAAGAGAGGTTCCAGGTTGTGTCTGGTTTGATGATGACGCTGCTGTTTGTTGTTGACTACTTTCAGTAGATGATGCAGTCGTCTGCTGTTGAGTGGTATCTGTTGTTGCTGCTTGCTGAGTAGTTGTTTCTGTTGTCGCAGAAATTGTTGTTACTTCTGGTGTTGGAACCGCAAAGGTTTCAGCTACCACTGTAGTTGTAGTAGAAACATTAGATGTGTTTCCTGTAGTCGCTGCGGATTGAGTCGTAGTACTCGAAGTTGCACTGGTTGTGGGTGTGGTTGTTCCTCCAGTTGCAACACTCCCCCCAGTAGTTGTGCTCGTTGTTGTGTTACCAATATATGTGGAACACGATGGGTCGGTTACAGGGATTTTGGTGCATGGGTCTTCCTTGACAGGAGCCAGTGACCAATTCAAAGAGAAAGAATTTAGTCTAAATTCTGGACCATAGTATCCAGCCCAGTATCCAGCATCTTGCCCTCTAACTGAGAACTGGACTTCAGATAAGTCTGCCCCAAGATATGATTTACTGAATACTTGCGTTCCGCTATAATCATACCACTGCCCTGCTAGAAATTGAGAGTAATCATACGTGTATGATTCAACTACCGTACCAACTTTGTCTTTGATCAGAACAGTTACTACTAATGGGTCTTGTGCTCTTCCTTGCCCACTTTCTGTATTAGCGTTCTTCAAAGACCAACTGTAGTTATACCCATCAACTTGAATACCAGTTTGTTTCAATGCTTGATTGATTGCCCAAGTTTGGATAGCGATTTGGTTTGTGTATCCGAAACGCATAACTCCACTACCATTTTCAATTTGTAGTTGACTTCCTCCACTGTAGCCATTCCACCATCCTTGGTCGACACAATATACGCCTGTGTTTACACTCCATGCTGAGCATGAATTGTTTACTAAGTTTCCAGTAGTACCAGATGTTGGTACTGCTGTGTCTTGTGCTGTTGCTGACTTAGAATAAAATGAGCAACAAAACGCCAAGACCAATACCAGACCAGAAACCTGGATCAATCTTTTTGAGCATTCCATCTTTTGCATGTTTTACCTTTGTTGGATCTTCGCCATTTTTAATTGCATCCTGAACATTCTTAAGATAATCTTGATTGTCTTTCCATTCAACGAAGTCAGGTCTTAATGCTGGCGCAGCTGCCCAACCTGCTGCTGCTTTTGGACCAATCTCGCCTAAGAATGGGCAAGGTGTTCCAGCCATTTCCATCGCTTTGAAAATTCTTTCATCTTGACACATAACTGATACTGCTGCAACTTTCATTCCCATATCATAAAGTGTTTTGCTTAGTTTCAATCTTTCGCAATTCATATCTCTTACAGTACTACCACCTGCGATACCTAGGATCTGAGTTTGCACTGCACCAGAGATTCCAGTAGTACATAGATCGTTATTGTTTGACATGATCGCTGGAGCAATAGCACTCGCTGGAGGAGATTTAATGTTTTGCGTAGTCTCTCCAGAGTTTATCTGTCTAACTGTGCTATCGTTCTGGTTTATATTTGTGTTGGTAGCTGTGGAACTGTTCACGTTATTGTTATTATTTGTGTTCGTGTTCGTCGAGTTCACAGTTTGGTTAATAGTACTGTTGGATGTTTGATTTACGTTACTGTTTGAGGTAGAATTGATAGTCTGATTGATCGTGTCATTGTTGGTATTGATGTTTGTGTTGGTGCTCGTAGACGTTGAGTTTACGGTCTGGTTAATGGTATCATTGTTGTTGTTAGTATTCGTACTAGTCGAAGTGCTAACATTGTTGTTATTATTGGTATTTGTAGTTACTATCTCGGTCACCTGTGCGTGAGCGAAATTTGCTGCCACCAATAATAAGGCAGTTACTGCTAGTTTTGCATTCATCATGAATCCTTGTGTTATAATTTTGTTGGATTATGATGCGGAAGATGGTATAATATATCGACTTCTCAACCTCAAACTTTAGATAATGTATGCTGCCATCCGCATACTAAATTATTTAGGCAAACCGAACCTTCCAAACTTGACATTTCAAGAATGACTAAATATAATTACACTAGGGTTGAAAGATCCCTTAAAAACTTTCATTTCACACAACACTCATAACACACAAAGGAGCTTTATATGAGTAATATGACACCGTTCGAGATTCGCCTTGAACTACTAAAAATGGCGAAAGATATGCTAACTGAAGATTACTATGGTAAACGTGAGATAGTTAGCCAAGACTGGCAGATGAAAGTCGAGTCAGCCAGACTTAATGGCGGAGCAATTCCTGACCATCCAGGCTACCCAGCGTATCCTACCGAAGCTGAGATCATCACAAAAGCTGCATCTCTCAACGGCTTCGTTTCTAACACCACTCAGGTCGCAGAAAAATCAACTAAGAAAGTTTAATTCTTGGTGGGTGTGGGTTTCCCACACCCTTTTTTCAAAGGAGGTAACAATTGTATATCCAACCAAAGAAACTAGGTTTGATTTTCACAATAGCTGTTATGCTCGCTGTCACTTTCGCTTTCATGACAGCAAAAGCAAATAACTACGAAGTTAGTAATAAACCCATTGTTGTGGGGTTTGATAATTTAACAACAGAAGCACAAAGACAAGTCAAGTGCTTAGCAGATAACATATTTTTTGAATCTGCGTATGAGCCAATTCAAGGGCAAATTGGCGTAGCGATGGTAACTCTAAATAGAGTTGGACATCCTGAATTTGAGAGCAGCATTTGCGGAGTTGTTAAAGAACGACAAAGAAATGTCTGTCAGTTTTCTTGGTATTGCGAAGATAGGCAAAGAGAGAGATCTATAACTATCCTTAGCAGTGACAACCAAGTGTATCGTAAGATCTTGGAACTTGCGGTTTATGTTTATGTGAATCATGAACATATCGTAGATCCAACGAATGGTGCTTTGTTTTACCATGCGGATTATGTTCGCCCTAATTGGCGTGGAGTGGTAAAGACTACACAAATAGGTAGGCACATTTTTTATATCCACCCAAAACTACAAGGGGTTTAACTAATGCTTTCTAAATTAAATTTGGATTTGTTGTTTGGTAAAGATGACTCGGATCAGAATCATTCTTTTTATTTACTTATGGAGGAAGTCTCGCATTCTTCGATTAAACCACTTATTGAATGGGTGATGGAAGCGAACTTTTCAGAGAAACGTCCAGATTTACTTAATCTAATGATCTGTTCTCCAGGTGGAGAACTCTCTTCTGCGTTTGCACTGATTGATGTGATGCGTGGTTCAGCAGTTCCAATCCGTACTATCGGTTTGGGGCAGATTGCTTCAGCAGGATTGTTAATCTTTATTGCTGGTAGCGAAGGACAAAGAATCTTGACACCGAACACATCAATTCTATCTCATCAGTATACATGGGGTTCGTTTGGTAAAGAACATGAGTTGATGGCAGTCGCAAAAGAGTATGACTTAACCACCAAAAGGTTAATCGCTCACTATAAAAAGTGCACTGGTCTTAAAGAAGATCAGATTAGAAAGTTTTTATTACCACCACAAGACGTTTGGCTTGACTCAGCTGAAGCCAAGAAACTTAACCTATGTGACACCGTAAAGGATCTGAAATAATGGAAAACAAGGGGAAACTAATGAGAGACATATCAGTAATCATAGCAGTTGTTCTTCTCGCTGCTATCTTTTCAATCTCGTATGTTGAGTATAATAGAAGTATTTTGATGTCCACAAACATTCAGAATGCGATAGACAAAGGAATTGACCCACTTGCGGTTCGTTGTTCCTACTCAGCTAAAGAAGATGTGGTCTGCGCTTTGTATGCAGGCACTCAGAGGACGTCAGTAGACGCACCGAAGGTCGAACTTAAGACTACTAAGAGGTAAAACCACCTTCCGAGGCTGAAATTAAGGCTAAATTAAGGCTGCCCTGCCCCTAAAACCCCACTTTTTGTGGGGTTTTTTGTAAGTTGTTGATTTTACAGGGGAAAAATCTTCAAAAAAAGTGAAAAAAAGTGAAAAAAGTGCTTGACTTTTATTCCGAGATGGGCTAAAATAGCTGTATCAAAGTCGAAAAGGAGCCAAAAATGTCGGATTTTAGGTCTTGGGAGGAACTTTCCCTGCTAGAACAGATGCAGTGCCAGTTTTGGGATATGTATAAGGATGCCCACGGCATTCGCCCACGTGGTATCGACACTTCCAGCTGGACCGAGGAAGACTTCCGCACGGAATTTGAGTATCTTGGCAAAGTCATCGACGCTAACTTCGAGGAAGAGAAGCGTCAACAGGCAGAAGCCATCGTTCGGTTCGAAGATCGTGTGGCGAACTTGATGCATGCCAACACAAATCGTGAGCGTGTCATCGCTTGGTTGATGGATGCTGAGGGTGCTGATGGCGATCCTGAGTATATGTGCTACCTGTGTGGTCTTCCGTATGGGTATTTCAACAAAGAATTGCAAAATGCTTGACTTTTAATCAGACTTATGGTATAATTGAATCATGATGATACTTCACACATCGTTCAAAAAGACTAAACCTAAGAAAAAGCCAGGATGGCAACAAGCACAGGCTGAGCACGATGCTTGGCTGAAGAAGCATGGCGTTCATCCTGACCAAAAGAAGGCTAAGAAAGTCGCCAATGAGGTTTACGTACCACCGAAGACCACCTATCGCAGAGAGACCGAGAAGTATCCTAGCCTTCCCTTCTCTGGTGCGCCATGCACAAAACCTGCTGAGAAAGTTTATACTGGCACACTCATCAAAGGTATCGGAACTATGCACAAGTCAAATGCTGTTCCAATCTTCTCTGATGAGCAAGCTATTGACATCGCAACCATGAGGAGAAACTAAAGTGAAAATTGAAATTCGTGAGGCTAAAAATGGCTTCGTATTATTTGTGACAAATGAGGTTGATGGTGAGTTTATTGAAGAGGAACATGTCTTCACTAGATTCAGCCAAGTCGTGAAATACCTTCGTGAGAACTTTGCATCCAACAAAGGAGAATGATGATGCGTCAAGCAATTGAATCCCAGACCCTGAACTTTGCAGTTATGCGTGACCTAGTCGGTCTCGAGAAGTTACTCAAGGATCTGACAATGCAGCGTAAGAAACTTGATGCTTGGTTCGACAAGTATCTCGACAAGTTTGATCGCCAAATGGATCCAGCTGACCCTAAGACTGCAGTATGGGTATTATACAACAAGAAATTTTCCGAGTATGAGGAACTGAAGGGTTGTATCACTACAGTGACTTACTACCGAGACAAGGTTAAGAAGAATGTTTGAAGATTCGAACTCTTTCTCGACTTACATCGAGAAGAAGGTGCGTGAGGGTAAAGGTCTTACGCACCTTGATGCCGTCCTAACATATTGCAAGGAGAACTTCATCGATCCTGAAGAAATGAAGAAACTCATAAATAAATCTCTAAGGGAAAAGATTGAACTCGACTTTCAAAATGAAGGATACCTTCCAAAGAATGCGACACTAGACTTATGATATGGATGGGTTCAAAGCGTATAAGTATTACATGGCAACTAAGTTGCATTTTACCACTGACAAGTTTGATGTTTTTACCAATAGGAATGTAAAGGGAACTCGTGATGCGTATAACAATCGAAACGATCGTTACTTATTTGAGAAACTTGCAAGAAAGTTTTCTTCAGACCATGATCTCATTCAGTATTATGTGGCAAACATGGCTTACGGAAACATCGGCGTTATTTATAGTGATCTTGATGCAGAAGATAATCTACTCACTTGGGTAAAACGTAAACAGTCTATCACTAAAGTCTTTTCAGACGACTTATCAAAGATAGTATTTCATCTAGAGACGAATAAAAAGTCCCAGTCAGAACTATTCACTTTTGATCATGACAATTTCCCAGAATTACTCAAGATGTTTCTTGGAGACCATGTTACTTTGGAAACGATGGTCATCTTGGATCACTACACACAATACCTACCTGAATGGAAGAAGTTTACAAACTTGCTTTGGGAGGAAGAATGTCGTAGAATAGTTAAATCAAAGGGATTCGTTAAGTTTGACGAATCAAGAACAACCTCAGTTTACCAACATTTTTTACAGGAACTTCAAGAGTTATAAAATGGGACGAACATATAGGCGAGAGAAGAACGAATACGAAGATAACTTCTACTCGAAAAAAAGTAAGAACTCTGCCAAGAAGCAGAAAAAAGAATTTATTGCTCGTGGTATGAGAGCACTAAATAATGATACCGAGGATTCTTTTATTGAATCTGAGGTATACAAAAACCATACTAAACGTAATATACATTAAACATACGACAAAGGAAAACATACATGGATATCACAGCCCTTCGCAAAATGCGCAATAACGACTTCTCTAAAATCACTGGTGAGTTTGAGAAGATCGCTAACCCTTCTACAGAAACTAAGTCTTACAAAGACGATCGTGTCTGGAAACTTGAGCCAGATAAAGCAGGTAACGCTACTGCAGTTATTCGCTTTCTTCCTCGCTCAGAGGGTGACGAACTCCCATGGGTTCGTATCTTTAACCACTCATTCCAAGGTCCAACTGGTAAGTGGTATATTGAAAACTCTCTAACAACCCTCAACGAAAAAGATCCTGTCGGTGAACTGAATTCACGTTTGTGGAATTCTGGTTCGGAAGCCAACAAGGAAATTGCTCGTAAGCAAAAGCGTAAACTTACCTACATTGCTAACGTGCTTATCGTTTCTGATCCTAAGCATCCAGAAAACGAAGGTAAGGTTATGTTGTTTAAGTTTGGTAAGAAAATCTTTGATAAGATTATGGACAAGGCTCGTCCTACTTTCGAAGATGAGAAACCAGTCAACGTATTTGACTTGTGGGAAGGTGCAGACTTCAAACTGCGTATGCGTAAAGTAGATGGTTATGCCAACTACGACCAATCTCAGTTTATGGAACCATCTGCTCTTTTTGATGGTGATGAGGAAAAACTACTTGAGGTAGTTAGCAAGCAATACAAACTCTCAGAGTTTCTTGATGCTAAGAACTTCAAGTCTTTCGATGAACTTGCTAAGAAGCTAGCAGATGTGTTGGATGAAACTGCACCAACTCGTAAGGCTGCTGCGGAGATGGAAGATCAAGATGATTACACTCCACCTGCAAAGTTCAAAGCAGTTGAGTCAAAGCCAATTGCTTCGAAACCTGAACCTGCAATGGCATCAGCATCGTCAGAAGATGATGAGGATATGATGTCATACTTCCAAAAGATTGCCAACGAAAAGTAATCTTAGGATATACCAAAAAGAAAGGGAGCGAAAGCTCCCTTTTTCATTTTAACCAACTGCCCTAGTTCGTAAGTAGTTGTTCATAGTTCCATCAGGATTTCTTGGACTTGCTGCAGGCGCATATGTGTTAGTCACTTTGGTGTTGTTAGTGGTTGGCGCATTCACTACTGTTTGTTGTGATACTTGCGCTTGCCCACCTCTAGCAACATCCTTTGAAGCAGAGTCAACAGCAGCTGCCTTTTGAGGATACCCTTGTGCTTCAACTCCCCTAGATTTCTCTGAACGCAACCTCATCATTGCTGCTTTTCTGTCTTCACGATTTGGAACTTTTCTACCAAACTTCTGCGCTTCTTCCATTGCGTATTTCGTTAGGACTCCTTTATCCTTCTCAACATCCACTGCTGACTTTGATAATATTGGACTCTCAGAAGGGGGAACTTTTTCAACTTGAGGTGATCCTGCAGGGGATGCTCTTGACGCCAATCGTTTAGTTTCTGCATCACTCTGGTTTGCTGGATCATATACTACAGATCTATTTGGGGCAGCAGCTGGTGCATTTGACCCTGCAGGGGGAACTGGTGCACCAGAAGTGTCACCACCTGAAGTTTGGACCTCAGCCTTTTGATCTGGTCTGAATGGATACCATGGTCCAATACCAATCTGTTTACCGAATGCTTCAAATCCAATTGCTGGAATTTCAAAATCTTTGAACCAACCAAGAACTGAGTCTGAAAGATTCTTAACGAAGTCTGTTAGTGGCTTAAAGAATTCAGCGATTGGGTTTAAGATGTATTCATCAACCAAATTAAACACCGTGTCGAATGCGCTCTTTATCGGCTCCATAACATAGTCTTTGAATATGTCGCCCATAAAACTAAAGAAGTCAGCGATAGGTTCAATAATGTAGTCATTAACGAATCCGCTAACCCAATCAACTAATGCTTGAACCTGTTCTTTGCCAATCAAGCCAAAGGTTAAGAATTCCAAAATACCACCTAAGCCAGCAATCAATGCCTTGCCTATATCTCCGCTTTCGGAGAACTCTTTGAAACCAGCGAACAGACCACTAGCAAGTGAACCGATGATCGCAGCAATTGGTAATACTTTAGTGATGAACTTTAGAATGGTTGCTGGGTTCAATAAGAATCTAGCTGCGCTAATTAGTCCACGACCAATAACTGAACCAAGACTCATCAAACCACTAACAACGAACTTACCAATACCCATAATTCCACGACCGATTGACATTACCATCCTGCCAACCCAACCGAGTGCTCTCTTGGTTAGGAAGTCAGATATCTTATCTAACAACCCACCCTTTTCTTCCTTCTCTTCTTCTTTCTTTCCACCAGCTGGTCTGGTGTTTTCTTCAATCTTTGCCAATAGTGCAGTTTGCTCATCCATCTTTCTAGCATTCTCTACTTCTTCTTCGCTAGTAGTGATTGAGTCTGCTAATTCTTCTGATCGTTTAGCTTCAAATACCTTCTTGCCTGCATCACCTTTGGAATCTTTACCACCAGTTATAATGTTTCTGAATCTAGGATCAACTTTAGCTAAACCTGCTTCTAGTTCTGCTTTCTTTTTCATCTCAGGGCTGCGCTTGATCTGATCGTCAGTCAGCCCCATTGCTCTCATTCTTTCAATTTCTTTTTCATTCTTTTGGATCTTGATAATCTCTTTGTTAGACTTCTCAAATCTCTCTTTGAATACTTCTTTAGCCTTGTCCTTACCCAACAGGTTAACTGATGGGTCAGTTTTCATCATCGTCTTAACATAATCTTGTTTAGCTTCTCTCTTCTCGAGAGTCTTGTCTATAATTCCACCTTTGCCACGTTCAACTATGCCAGTCTTATCAAGAAACCCTCTAAGAGTGAAGAAGTCTTTGAATGCATCAATCTTTTCTCCAATGGCACCTCTGCCACCAACAAATCCCTGCATAGCCTTTGCTTTATCTGAGATACCACCAAGCTGATTGCTCTTCTTGATTGTTTCTGCCAGCTTTACGATGTTCATGTTCAACATCTGCTGGGTCGTCAGCGTCTTTTGGGATAACTCGTTTGACTTTTTAACCTGTTCGTCAACCTTTTTGGATGTGTCATCACCCTCTGTCTTTTGACGATAATCAGCAAGTCTTATGATAGCAGCTTTAGCCATTTCTTTGTGCCTGTTGTCTAAGTTTTTCTTCTTCTAAAAATTGTAATAATAAAGACACATATACTTCACGCTCAAATGGAACCATATCTTCTAGTTCTGATAAACTATATTTATGATATTGCATTAAGGCGAAGTTCATTTTGTAGTAGTTGTGGAGCGATTCGTGGCAAAGGTTTATTAAAAAAAACTGTCTAGCCCTTGGACTCTTACTTTATTTTCCTTGGCGCAGACTGGGCATTTGAAGTCCATAGTCTTTTCTAGTCTAGGCATGGTCTCAAAGAATCCCTGAACCTTTCTAAACTGATCTTGTGTCAAGTTTTCTAAGAACTCCATCAATTCCTCTTTTGTGTATTCATCAGTATGATGGACTTCTTCACCAGCGTAGATTTTATCAATGCTCTTTGCTACGATGCTGAACACTGCCTCAGCGTCTTCTTCTGAGATAGATTGAAGATCTGATAGCAGTTCAATCGAAGGGTAGCGCATAATCACACCAACATCTTCAAATAGCCTGATGTTGTTTGTATGCCCTTCTGGCTTTTCTACCTGCAGCTTTGTTAAATCAATAGATACCTGCACCTTTGCCTTCTCATCCTCACAGGTATCACACTTGAGGATAAGATCCACGTTTTCTCCAACCGACTTCGCTCTTAATTGAGTAAATAGAAACTCAATATCGAACAAAGCCAGTTTATTTACATCGTAGTCACCCACGACGCAAGATTGAATGACACCTTTTAGTGTATCAACCATAACTTGTTGGTCGTCGCTTTGCTGCGCTACCAGTAATGCTTTTTCTTCTTTGACCAAGAATGGTCTAAACTTAACAACTGTGTCGGTCGACGGAATCTTGGTTGTATACGTAACAGTCTTTTGAATTGGTAAACCCATAGTATTATTCTCCTCTTTGCAAATTCTTAATAACTTTATTCAAGTCAGATGTAGTCCCAACAAATAGATTGTTGTTGACTGTTTTTGGTGAAGACCCTTCGTCCTTCGTTGCCTCCAATTTTTGTTTCTGTTGGTGTAGATCTAAAAGTTGTTGATTGATGTCAGCTAACTGTTTCATCAAATTACCAACAACCTCAAATGCTCTAGGGTGCTCACTTTGTTGCGCAACTGCTAGTGCTGATTGAAGAGCAGCTTGACCATCTAGTATCAGTTGCCTTAAATTATTCCTACCGACATCAAAGTCGTCTTGAATAATCGAACCACTACCTTCGATGATCTCTCCATCGATAGTAACTATCTCAGTTTTTGTTTTTTGTGGAATCTCTTCAACTCCGAATGTTTTAGACAGTGAATCACTCATAATATTTCATTCCTTATTAACCGAATAATCCTTTAGTCAAACCAGCCAACCCTGATCCACCACCACCGAGGAATGTCCCAACAGGATCGCTCTGGAATGAGTTGAATGTGTTTTGGAATTGACTAAATGAACTTAAAAATTCTGATGGTGCACCAAACAAACTTGACTCCGTGAAGTAGTTTTGTAGGACGTTGCCGAAGTCGAATGCATTACCAAGATCTAGAGCACCGAATGCATCATCTATACCTAGTTCTTCTGCTAACTGACCAGCAGCACCCTTCCCTCCTACGTTGGAGCGTTGAGCATTAGCATCAACACCAGCAAGTGGTTCTCTTCTCCAATATTTGTATTGAAGCGTGACTGTTAGTTTAGCGATATCTTTTGAGTTGTTGTCTAGGTTAATTGGAGCAACAACTTTAGGGTATGCTTGAAAGAGTTTGATAGCAAACGCAGCATCTTCCTCTTTATTGTAAACGTAGACAGTTACGTCTTGGGTGTAATCGTTATAATAGTTTTGGTATCTTGCGGTGTCATTGAAAATAGATGATTGCCAAGTGTCGAAGTATTCTTTAACCTGATAATTCTTATCAACATACAACACAAGGTTCATTGGTTCGTATGCTACCTCATACGGAGTTTCTCTAACCTCTCCGTATGTTCTAGCAGGGGTTGTTAGAATGTTCTTTCCAGGGATTGATGCGCTTTCGCAGAACAAACCAACACGTCTTGCAATACTACCAGCAATTGGGTTGACTGATCCGATGGAAACGAAAAATCTATTCGTTACTGCCATCCCACCTTTTATTTCAGAGATGAAATCTGATAATCCTACTTTGACTGCTTCTGTCATCTGGATGCTTTCCTAGAGTCTGCCCAGACCTTGGAAGTGCTTGCTTTCTGGAATTGCTCAACAGGAAGCATCATTGCCGTAGTCCAGTCGTTTACGTCAATCCTTCTGAATGAGGATTGCACATTTGAACTTAGATATTCTTTAACGCAAGGTTTCGCTAACTTCAGTCTAGAAGTGGCTTCAATAATAGCCCATGATAATCTCAATCTTGTAGTTTGATCCATTTTTTGATTGGTCATGTAACTCATAAGTCTGTCTAGCAACAACACTCTTAGCGGATATGGTAAGTAGTGAAGATTTAATCCTAGAAAGCCATTTGGAGTTTTTCTAAACGGAAACACCAGTGGGAAGGCATCCCAATATGGTAGTTCGTCTTTCCACTTTGCGTCATAAATGAACATATAGAGGTGTCCAGGGGTTATCCTCTGCTTCACCTCTTGTGGGTTTCTGGTCAACAGTTGTTTTGGTGTTACTCGTTCTTTTCTTAGTAGCAGAATCTGTTGGGTGAACCAAGACCTCGACTTAGACCAAGCTGATCTGTCGTACTTATACTTGTCGAAGATTTCTCTAACTGTTTTGGTTTTTTCTTTCATGAGTATATTTAGCCTTTCAAACCTAACTCATTTTCAGTCACTATCATAAATTTGTAGTTACGGTCAAGTGCCCATTTTCTTGCAGCCTCCCACTTGGCTTGGTTGACTAAGAAGGTGTAACTTTCCTTTAGGTATCTTTTTGTCTGCTTTCCTGGGTAATCAGGTGGTATTGTCTGCTTAGATGGTTTAATCTCAACTAAATATGTTTGGATTAGTCCATTTTTGTCTTTCACAGTGATTTTGAAGTCCACGAAGTATCGGTGTATGGTGTTTCTAACTGGGCATCTGTATGGAATTACGGTTTCTTCAGAAGACCACTTTACTACGCTTGGATTGTGGTCACACCATATAGCAAACTGGGTCTCCCAACTTGAACGCATTATGATGTTCGTTGGGTCGCCTTTGTACTTGTGTGGGTTTATAGGAACATATCGTCTTTTGTGGAACATAAATAATTCTGTTGAATATGGACAGTCTTCAACTATTTATAGAGAGAAACATAACAAATGGCAACCGCATTCAAATCGTCAACGCCGACTCCAGGTAATACTGTTGGCGTTGCAAGCGAAGCATCTGGGTATAAGTTAAACGACTTAACGTACCCAGAAGACTTATTTGGAACACTAGATTATGGTGGCAACTATGTTGTATTCTTTATCAATGTCTCCGAGGATTCAACTTTGTTGTCTAGTGGTGCATCGACTGCCTATAAAGGTGATGTGCCTCCTCGCCTTCGTGGTCAGGGTATTGCAGCAGCCGCAGATAAAAACGTCGTGACTGGTATAGCTACAGTTCTTGGTGCTACTGCTGGAACAGCATTAGGTAGTGGACCACTTGGTGCTGTTATTGCTGGTGGTGGAACTGCAGCAGTACCTACACCAGCTGGTGGTAAGTTAACAAGACCACAGAAAAGATTAGATACTGCTATTGCTTTATATATGCCTAACCAGTTGAATATTAGATATGGTGTTCAGTATGAAGAAGAAACTATGATGGTGTTGGCTGCAGCAGGTAAGGTTTCTGAGATTGTGAACAACGCAATCGGCGATGGTAACTTTGATGCAAAATCGGCAGGAAGTGCTGCTAGAAACTTCATAGCAAACCAAGCAATAAGTAAAGATGTTCCAGGTGCAGCTGCTGCAGCCTTTGGCGCAGGTGTTGCTGCAAACCCAAAGAAAGAACAAGTTTTCAAGGGTGTTGATTTTAGATCATTTCAGTTTAACTACCAGTTCTTCCCAAGAAGCGAAACAGAAGCAAGGAAGGTTCTAGACATAATTCAAACATTCAAACTTCACATGCACCCAGAACTGAAGGGTGATGATGGCTTCTTATACATCTACCCATCAGAGTTTGATATTATGTATTTTAACGGTGGCAGTCAAAACGGAGCAGTCCATAAGCACACATCTTGTGTATTGAAAGAGATGAACGTGAACTATTCTCCACAAGGGCAGTTCAATGCTTTCAAAAACGGCATGCCAGTTCAAATTAACATAGATATGACTTTCTTAGAACTTGGATTGCTTACCAAGAAAGAAATTCAAGAGGGGTTATAATGGCATACTTTTCAAAATTCCCATCAATCTATTACGACTTCAATTACGGTAAGAATGATACCAGACTACAAGTATTACGAGACATCACAATAAATGTTAGGCTACAGAAAGATGTTCTTACCAATGTTGTTGCTTATGATTGGTACGACATAAAAGATGGAGAGACACCTGAGATTCTAGCACACAAGTGGTATGGTCATGCGGAATATCATTGGATCATTATGATCGCAAATGAGAAGTATGATTACATCGCAGACTTCCCAATGGATGTTGTGTCATTAGAAAAATACATTGACGACAAATACGGAGTAACTAAAGATGATGTTCACCATTATCTAGACTCTAATGGTTACATTGTCGATCCATTCTCGAATGGAACACCTGTTAGTAACTACCAATATGAATTTGATCTGAACGATAAAAAACGTAGAGTTAAAATGATTAGACCTGAGTATATTAATACTATCGTCACGACTCTTGATAAACTGGTTTCCTAAGGTAATATTTAATGGCTGAGATTAATACAACTGATGTTTCTCCAAATAAGTTAAGATTTGGTGGCGACGTCAACATCAGTGATGCTACTATCCTTAGCAAGAATGCATCATTGAATGTGGCGAACATGATCAAACGTATTGAGTTGTTTGAGGATGTATATTCACCATTCATTACTGGTTCTATTGTCATCCAAGATTCTTTGGATATGCTTAACTACTTCCCATTTGTTGGTGAAGAGTATATCCGTCTGAAAATATTTACCCCAACATTTGACTCAGACCCAAAGAGGACTATTGATGATACCTTTTACATATATAAAATGACAGACCACACAATCAGTGGTGACAATCAAATTGTTTATGCTTTACACTTTATAAACATTGATGTTATTAAAGATGTTAACACTAAACTTAGTATCCCACTTGAGGGTAGCTGTAGCGATATTGTTAAAAATTTGCTAACAAGCGAATATGGTCTAAAGAGTTCAAAGCAAATTGCTACTTGGGAACAGACAAACAATAATATTAAATTTATTGCTTGCAACTGGAACCCTGTTAAGGCGATCAATTTTGTTTGTAAAAACTCACAGAGTGGTCCAAGATCGGACTTCGTGTTCTTTGAGAATAGGTATGGTTATAATTTTTCTACGATAGGTAACCTAATCTCTTCTCAATCACAACCATTTCAAGAGTTCACTGTTGCGAAACAAGTTAGGGATCAGAACGCAGGTGCTTCTGTGAAAAATCCAGAACTTGATTATAAGAAAACTATTGATTACAAACTACCAGTCGGTTTTGATTACATCGACAGAATCACTAGTGGTTCCATTGCTTCAAAACTAATAACTTATGATTATGTTACCAAGAAGTATACTAATCTCTCTTGGTCAACCCCAGAAAATTATGATAAGTTTCCACACTTGAATGAATTCAAACCATTTAGTTCTTCGCTAGCATTTAATACTAGTGGCACTCAAATGCTTGATGCCAAACACTATGGAATCTTTAACGGATATGGTGATATATCCAATACTAAAAATATGCAAGCACGAGTTGCTATGATGAAGTTGTATGAATACTTTAAGGTTGAGTTAACAGTTAGGGGAAGAACAGATTATACGGTTGGTATGAGAGTTAACTTAAAAGTTCCTGCACGTGAACCAGTAAGGTCTGATACCCCACCGCAGGACTCTATTGATAAAATGTTCTCTGGTGATTATTTGGTCACTGCTTTGAATCACATTATTACTCCAGAATCACATGAGTGTGTTATGGAAGTCGTTAAGGATTCGTTAATATTTAATTTGGATGGGATGAGACAACAATGAGACTTTATGTTGGTGTAGTTGAAAATAGATTAGATCCGCTCAAACTTGGTAGATGCCAAGTTAGGGTTGTTGGTATTCACGACCCAAGAAAGGCAGTATTGCCTACTGACCAATTGCCATGGGCTATGCCGATGCAGCCTTTGGTTTCTGCTGGTATAAGCGGAATTGGTCACGCACCTGTCGGTCCAGTTGAAGGAACAACAGTCATTTGTGCGTTTCAGGATGAAGATACACAGTTTCCTATTATCCTTGGTTCGCTTGGTGGTATTCCTCAGAAGGAAGGTAAAATTGAAGAGGATCTTGGTACTCTCAGCACAGGAACACCGAACACAACTACCACTTACGACAGTTCAGGTAATATCATCCAAAGTGGAACACCTTCTGATGCCCCTGTTAAAGAAGAACCACCAGCTAAAGATCAGGTAGTTGATCCAAACCAAACACCTGGTCTTGGAAAGCCAGGAAATCAATACACAACTATCTCAAGTGCTGCTATTGAACTAATTAAAAAGGGTGAAGGTCTTGCTAAGAAGATTGGTAACAATCAGGTTCAAGCATATCCAGATCCAGGTACAGGTGGTAAACCTTGGACTATTGGCTACGGTACTACGAGAATTAACGGTCAAGAGGTTCAGCCTGGACAAGTTATTACTATCGCTGAAGCAGAAAGAATTTTCACTGAACAAGTAAAGTCTGTCTACTTACCAGCAGTCACAAGCAGAGTACGTGGTGTTGTGACCCAAAGTATGATCGATGCTATGGTTTCATTGACATATAATATTGGTGCTGGTAACTTCGCAAAGTCAAGTGTTCTACGAGAAGTGAATGCAGGAAACTATGAAGCTGCAGCTAACGCATTTTCTTCTTGGAATAAAGCAGCAGGAAAGGTTTTAGCTGGATTGACAAAAAGACGAGATGAAGAAGCACGTCTATTCTTAAAAGATGGCATTCCAGGGAAGGGTAAAGCAGTACAGACGCAGGATGATAGACCACCAGTAGACTCACCGACACAAAGTGGTGCTCCGTCAACTGGTACAGGTTCTGGTGCAAATACAACCAGCAACCCTTCTAGTGAATTTGGATTTAGAGACCCCAACAACAAATACCCACTATACACTAATGAGCCAGATACCAATAGATTGGCTAGACATGAGACTATTGAAAACACAGTAGTATATTCTAAGGAAGCAGCAAGGGTTAAGGGTGTCGAAACTGCTAGGGGTAAAACATGGGATCAATCTCCTGTTCCTTACAACGCAGAGTATCCTTGGAATAAGACTTTTGAATCCGAGAGTGGGCATATCATGGAGTTTGATGATACGCCTGAAGCAGAGCGTGTTCATCTATATCACAAGAAGGGAACTTTCTTTGAGATCGACCACAACGGAACTAGAGTAACTAGAGTTGTTGGTGACGACTATTTGATTCTCGAACGAAACGGAAAGATTGCAGTTTTTGGTAACGTAGATGTTACCGTTGAGGGTGCGCTAAACGTATTAGTTCAAAACTCTGCTAATGTTGATATTAGCGGAAGCATGAATATCAATGTTTACAATGATGCAAACATTAACGTAGCAGGTGACGCAAAGTTACGTGCAGCAGGCAACCTCGACATAAAGGCAGATAACATTCACATAGAATCTGAAGGTGACTTCTTTGTTAAATCAGGTGGGTTGGTCAATATTGAATCTAGTGATGGTATGAACTTAAAGTCTGGTGCCTATTTAGGTGCGCTTTCTTCAGGAAACATGTATCACAAAACCAGTGGGGCATACTATGCCACTTCAGGTGCTGGCATGGATTTGAAAGCAGGTGGTTTGTTTAGAGCAGATTACTCTAAGGGTAACTTCGGTATGGGTGCTTCCTCAGCACCTAGTGCTAATGGATCTGAGTCAGCGTCAGATCTTGGTTCTATTGGTAAGCGTGAAACAACTGAACCAGAAATTTCTGAACTCAAAGTTAACAGCAGACAAGAAAGAGCTGCTAAACGATATGAGACTGAAGACGATGAGGGTGGCGACAGAGAAGAGTTTATTAAAGAGCAAACTAGAAGTGGTGCCATCGATCCTACCGAACAAGGTAAACCAAACCCAGCAGCTACTCCTGCTGAAGAATCTACACCTAAAGCAAACCAAATTCAACCTAAGGGTGCTAAGTGTGATATGATTTATGGTATGACTACATTCCCACGTGATATGAAACTGTCTAAGTATTTCACTGTCAATGACATGACTAAAGGATTCACACGACCTATCGCTGATTGTAACGGAAAGTCTGCGCAGGAGATTGCGTGTAACCTTAAAGGTGTTTGCGAAAACGTCATGGATGTCATCAAAGCGAAATATCCAGGTCTTACCATTACAAGCGCATTTAGAAGACCAGGAGATATTAGCGTCGGCGCATTAGAGAAGTCGCAGCACACAGCTGGTCAGGCTGTTGATTTTGCTATTGCTGGATTTAGTAGAAAACAACACTTTGAGGCAGTTCAGTGGATTCAACAAGCAGTTCCATACGACCAACTTATCTTAGAGTATGATGCTAAGTCTACTGTTTGGATTCACGTTAGTTACACGTATGGTCAACTACGTAGAATGCACTTCACAATGTATCACCATGTTAGAACTGGTAAGATGGGGCAGTTTATTTACATCCCAGAAGGTTCTACTGATATTCCTCCGAGGGTCTAATTATGGGTATTGTGAAGGCTACAATAACATATGATGACAGTTACCCAACTGGTAATCCTGAATACTTTTATGGACCATTGGGGCAAGATCCATCTGCAGGCGCATCCCCTAGACTGTTGTCAGTTTATGAGATTCTTGATACTTGGAAAGTCACTATTCTGTATACGTATTGGGAAACTTTGTTGCAAGAGATTGAGAAACCAGATGTCCCAACAGACATCATTAGTGTTACTTCTAGTTTAGACGCACAAGGTGTGAAGTTTGAGATAGACAATACTGGAGTTAGGGGTGTTCTTACAATTAGTGGGACTTACTCTGGTATCTTTGAGCAGAGACAATACGATCTTAGGATGGTTAATGATTCACTATTGATTGACGCTGATTTGGAAACTGTTGGTGATGATTATTATGCTCCATTTAACTACATACCAGACCTAAGAATTTGGTTAGAACAGGACATAACAGTTAAGGTTAAGGTTGACGATCCACTCACTGGCGAGGAAACATTTGATTGGAATATTAAACAAACCGTCCTAAATAATTGGGAAGCTAACAGAAAACGACTAATTCAGATTAGGGATAACCTAAACCGAGAAGAAGAAAAAGAAGCTAACAGATATCAAGCCACTGCTCTATCGGATGAAACTATTCTCCCTGATGCTGATGGTGTGACTCCAGTAACTAAGTTGAGGTAAAAATGCCAGCAATTGCTTTACAAGGTGGTAGATCTACAGGGCACGGATGTTTCCCACCAAAGAGTGCTCTTGGACCATATACGACAAAAACCTATGTCAATGGCGTTCCTTGTCAGCGCATAGGAACTGCTTATGGACCAGTACACAATTGTGGTAAGTCTGTTCATGGGATGGGTGGTGTCGTATCAGGTTCTTCTAAGAATTTGATGGAAGGTTCTCCAGTCGTTAGAATCGGCGATAAGATCGCTTGTGGCGATATGGTCGCCAAAGGATCTTCCAACACGTTTTTCGCATAAGGTAATAAATAAAAGATGGCTACTGCAACTAAGATTTTCACCGATTTGGATTTGTCGTTCATACCACATCCATTGACAGGGGATATCGTAAAACGAACTAACGAGAATGCAGTAAAGGCATCACTAAGAAATTTATTGCAGACGAATAACTACGAGAGAAGGTTTCATCCTGAAATCGGAACTCCATTAAGACAATTACTATTTAAGAACGCAGACCCTTTAACTAGAGCGATGGTTGAGAGGGCTATTACAGATACCGTAAGAAATTACGAACCAAGAGTTACCCTCACGGCAGTTGATGTCAATTTCTCCCCAGACAATAATTCGATTATGATTAGGGTCGAATTTAAGATCTTGAATACGTCAACAATCCAGAGACTCAATTTAACTTTAGAGAGAACACGATAAATGGCTGTCGATAATAAAAGAATTAGAGTTGGCGAGCTAGATTTTGACGGAATCAAGCAGAACCTAAAAACATACCTACAAGGTCAATCTGAGTTTTCGGATTATGACTTCGAAGGTTCTGGTATGTCTGTCTTGCTGGATGTATTAGCGTATAACACTCACTATAATGCTTTGTATACCAACCTAGCTATTAATGAGATGTTTTTGGATTCAGCAGCAAAACGATCAAGCATCACATCAATCGCTTCTATGCTTGGTTACACTCCTAGGTCAGCAATTGGTTCAAGAGCATTAGTTAATGTTACCGTAACCAACGTGCCAAATAACCCACCTGTTCTTTATATCCCAACACTTCAGCCATTTCCAGCTAGTGGTTCTTTTAGCAATACATATGGTGCATATAATTTCTACAACCTAAATGCTGCAGTTGCCCAAAGAACAGAAAGCAACACATACGTATTTCAGAATGTAGAAATCATCGAAGGTACTCCGCTAACATATAGATTCTTAGTTGAAGAGAATACTCAATACATTCTCCCAAATGATAATGTTGATACGTCAACCATTAGGGTTCGTGTTCAAGATTCTCCAGATGCTCCAACATACGTTTCTTATTCTCTGAATACCTCCGTCGTCAACACAACAAATAAAACAAAGATTTTCTTCTTAAAAGAAATTGAAGGTGGTAGATTCCAAATTTACTTTGGTGATGGTGTTGTTTCAGAAAAACCAAGCGTTGGTAACATTGTAACTGTAGAATATATGACTGTGAATGGTGATGCAGTCAATAATGTTAGAATCTTCACTTATGGTGGAACATCAATTGGTGGTGGTATTGCTTCGGTGACGACTGTTCAACCATCTTCTGGTGGATCTCCTGCAGAAACTAATGAGAGCGTTAGGTTCAATGCAGTTAGAGCGTTTGCTGCTCAGAATAGAACAGTCACTGCTGAAGACTATAAGATTATCATCCCTCAGCTATATCCAAACATTGATACCATTTCTGTTTGGGGTGGTGAAGAAAACGACCCACCTATTTACGGTAAGGTGTTCATCTGTATTAAACCAAAGACTGGTAGTGTGCTTTCGGCTGCAGCAAAAAGCAATTTGATTGAAACAATATTGACGTCAAGAAACGTCGTTTCAATCACACCAACAATTATCGATCCAACGTATTTGGATATTGTCCTAGAGGTTAACTACTACTTCAATCAGCTTAAAACAAAATACTCTGAATCTACTTTAACCTCTTTGGTTAAGGATACGATATCATCATACAACTCAACTGAACTAAAATCTTTTGATTCGGTATTCAGACTATCAAGATTGCAAAGGTTGATTGACACAACTGAGGACGCAATTGTTTCGTCAGTTGTTAGAGTTAAACTCAACAGAAGTATTGTTCCAAACTTTACTACAAACTCATCCTATACGATTAACTTCCACAACCCAATCTATAATGAGCCAGGAAGCACAGCTGGTAGTAACGTAACTTCTACTTCGTTCACTATTAGTGGGCAGACCAATAACTACTTCTTTGATGACGACACTCAGGGTAACTTAAGATTATTCTATCTGGCTACTGATGGACAAAGAGTTTACGTAGACAACGCTGCTGGTAGTATCGATTACGGTTTAGGTAAGATTGTTATTAACAGTATTAACATCTCTTCTGCTGTCAATGATATTTTGACATTCACAGTAGAACCATCTTCTTATGATGTAATCTCTGTTAGAGACCAATTGGTTAGAATTGATGAGGCAAGAACTTTAGTGTATGGAATTCCAGATAGAGTTGCTTCAGGTGAATATGTAAGTGGATCTAATTATATCTTCACGCCAAATAGGAATTAATAATGGCATCTCTAGTCAAGGCTAAAGTATCAGCTGTAGTATCCCAACAACTACCAGAGTTTGTTAGGGAAGACCACCCACAGTTCAGCGTATTCTTAAAAGCATACTATGAGTGGTTGGAACAGAACTACCCAATGAGAGAATTGGAGTCGATCATGAGCATCGACTCGACATTAGATGAGTATGTTGAATACTTTGCTGATCAATTAATGCACCTGATGCCGAAGGCAATGGTAGCAGATAGAAGATTGGTTCTTAAACACGCTAAAGATTTGTACTTAGCTAAGGGAACTCCTGGCTCGTATGAACTGTTATTCAAGTTGATGTTTAATGAGACCCCACAGCAGATCTATTATCCTAAGAGGGATATGCTTAGAATCTCTGATGGTAAGTGGTCTTCTAATAGAGTTATCAGAGCAGTTCAAATTTATGACAACAATGGAACACCTACTACATTAGAAGGTGAGTCCTTTGAGCTAGTTGGTCAAACAATTTACCAAGATGCTTATAGTGGATTGGACAAACCTGCTAGTGCTAGGGTTGAGTCAATCATTAAGTACTATGTTGGCACAGCACTAATCAATGAGATCACAATCTCAGAAGAAGGTATTCTTGGATTCTTCGAGCCAAATCAGTTAATCTACGGAACATCAAACGTAACAGGGCAAAGGGTTGAACTGTATGTTCTTCCTTTTATCTCTAAAGTCACAATCGACCACCCAGGAAAGTATTATTCTCCTGGTGATCTGCTATCAGTTATAAGTGGTGATGGCTCTGGATTTAGAGCGGAAGTTTCCTCAATCCAGAACGGATCTGTTTCTAGAGTTGAAGTAGTCACAGGTGGTGAGGGTCACTACGTTGGACAGCCTGTTGTATTCGATAACACTGATGCAGGTTATGGTGGGTCATCCTCAGTTGAAACTGCAACAGCTTATGTTAGCGAAGTTGAGTATGGTTACTTCATGTTGGAAGATACAGATCGTTGGGCACCATCGACAAACTATTTCTCAACTGGTGCAAGAATTGTTTATGATGGATCTGAATATCAGGTAACAACAACTGGTAGAACATCTGACACTACTCCACCATCCCATTTATATGGAACAGCATACAACGGAACAGTTGCATTAAAATATGTAGGCACTGCATCAGGTAGATTAGTTTCAGAAGATGAATACCCTATCTCCCTTGAAAGAGATCGTGTCTACAGAATTGATGAGTTCGGTAATTATATCGGAACTGATACATCATCTGATTCAGAGATAATTGAGTATAGATCTACAGGAGCAGTAAAGGCTGTTAAATTAACTTATGGCGGAAAACACTATAACAAACTTCCTAAGGCATATACAGCAACTGATTACATCAGTGCTATTTCAACTCCAGCTGGTGACGATGCGACTGTCAATGTCACTACTGTGTTACCTCATGGACTAACCCAAGGTGACACTATCGTATTGGTTGGAACTGTTAAGGGTGTCGCAGATGGAACATACGTTGTTAGCGCTGTCGTTGACTTATATAACTTCAAATACATAGCACCATCCGTAACAAAGTTGACTGGTAACTTACAGAAGTTTGGATATAAACAATACTTCTACCCTATTAGACAGAACGCCAATTTACAAAGCAGCAAGGTTAAACTCAAACCCCTATCTGAAACTATTGGTGCTGTTACCGATATTGTGGTTGCTAACTTCGGTTACAATTACAATACTGCAGTATTACATCTACCAACAGTTATGCAAGTTGAGGACACTGTTGGTATATTCTTGAATGGTGAAACTGTTGAGATTCAATCGCAGACATTTGCTCTGGAGATTACTGGTGATGAATTCCTTTTAGAGAATGGTCAACCATTCGAACTTGAAAATCAATTAACATCATCAGGTATCGTTAAAGCGTTCGATCGTGATACAAATGTTTTGCAGTTATCGCCTTCTGATGTAACATTCAGAAACAGAGGAAGAATTGTAGGGCAAACAAGTGGTGCTTCTGCCAAAATTCTAGACGTTAACACTGGTCTTGTTACACCTATTATTGCAGGTAATGGTCTAACGGCAGGTAAGTTTACTAACTCAGATGGTAAAGTTTCTGATGCGTCTAAACGTATTCAAGACAGCTTCTACTATCAAGATTACTCGTATGTTATTCGTATTGGTCAATCTGTAAACAAATATCGTGACGCTGTTAAGAAACTTCTACACCCAGTTGGTCTTGCGCTGTTCGGTGAAGTTAGTTTGATTAATGCAGTTAGAGCATTAATGCGAATCATGAATGACAACAAAGCTGTATTGACAAGCATTGTTGATACGCAATCTAGAGCTTCTATGCTAGCTGTTGGTAATTGGCAAGAAGAAACATATAGAGTCCTCTATGAGAACTCTGATGTCCTTAATCATCTAAGTTTAGAAGGTGGTTATCTAGAAAGATTTGTGACTGAGGATGGAAAAGATAGAATCATTTCTGAAGAAAACAACATCTTTATCACGGAACGTAGTGATGAGGATGGTAGAATTCTTCTATTAGAGAATGGTGATAAGTTCAACTCAGAAGAGCAAATCTCTATCTTTGAACCTGAGCACGTCTTAGGTGAAACTTATAATTTCTTCCGTTTAGAGAACGACAATACTCATACTAAGTCTAGAAACCCAGATAAGAGAAAAGAGCAGTGGATTCTTAGATTAGAGGACTTCGTTCCTTCTTACTACGATTCAGATACGTTGAAACTTGAGACTGCTGCGCTCAATAATGATGGTGTGCTTGCTGATGATGGTAATGATCTATTGCTAGAAGATGGTGGAAGAATCTTAAATCAGATTCAGCTATCAAAACCTGCACCAAGTATGCGTGTTCTGCAGTCCGAGATGTTGCCACCAGTTATTATTCCAGAGATGGATATCAATACCGTCCATCTGTTGGAAATGTCGCCAGAAGTGTTCAAAGAACTTGTCTTCAATATCAAGACAAAAGTTGCAATGGATCAATTGCGTCGTGGCGTCTACTTACTAGAAACAGGAGATCAGTTACTTCTAGAGAATGGTGATAGACTATCGATTGGTTCAACTCAATATCCTGAGAATACCACTGAACACTATATTGCAGTAACTATGAATCCAACTAACGTAGAGTTGGACAACTTGTTGCTAGAAACTGGATACTTACTACAATCTGAAGATGGCGAGACTCCTGGTTATTCCTACACTGTAGAGATCGACGATACTCCTGTTAACGCAAGAGTTATCACTATGAGATCGCTTTCATACCAGATGAATAACCCAATCTTTATCGGAATGAGAACAAATAACGGATTCCGTTTCATCTTTAACGATAAATATGATTTACCAGAGGGAACTGTTACTGATACGAGAAAGACTACAATTGCGGATCAAGAATACGATGAATGGGACGTGTTGCTAGACTATGGATTGTTGGATGCGATCGACAATGGTGGGTCAACCAAATACTTCAGTATTGTTTGGTCTGCACCAAGAAACAAGTTTATTCTAGATAGCCAGTCACAGCATATTTTTGCAGGAAACTTTGCTAGCGATATGACAGTTATTGGTAACAAACAAAATAAGGTTGTTAGACAGATCAGACCATCATTCGCTTCTCTAGGATCCAGCTTCAAATTCTTAGAACAAAGAAAGTTTACTTTCCCACCATACACATACGGTTCGGCAGGATCGCTACAGGTTGTCCCTGGAACTTCATACGTGGGAACAGAATGGACTGCTACTACCCCTGTGTTGACGAAACAAGTATTCAACTATGATGGTAATGCTTATGAAGTAACAGTTGCAGGAACCACAGGTTCTTCTGCCCCTACCCATACCAGCGGATCTGTTGTTGATGGTGATGCGGAACTAACTTATATTGGTCCAGCAAAGGAAACAATTCAATATCTACCAGATGATTCTAATGGTGGATTTACTGGTGGTTGGTATCTACAATACCCAGCGCCAAACAGAGAGTATTGGAACAATGAGACCATTACGCTCGAATCAGGCGACACACTACTAACCGAAGCTGGAGGAGCGCAGTTAGTGGAAGTCTCAGAAAACTCAGGTGATGTTCAAATCAAAGATTTTGAGAATGTCACTCTTTATGATGTAATAAATAGAAAGCATAAGAGAACAAACTATGCTGTTGGATCTTACATAGAAATTTACAAGGGTAATCCCTAAAAGATAGGAGAATTTAAGTGGCTGCTATTATCACTAACAAGTTTCGCATTCACAATGCGCAATCTTTCAAAGAAGGATTTAGTGAGGTTGCCGATACAAAGATGTATCTTGGTATTGGACGCCCACAATCTTGGGACAACGAAAACTCACCAGATACACCATACGACACCGTAGGATCTGAGTATTACAATTGGGACGACATGCTTGCGTTAAAGCGCATTCAGTCTACCGATGTTTCTCTATCCGTCGTTCGTCGTAACTGGGTGTCAGGTAAGTATTACGACATCTATCGTCACGATTACGATGGAACAACTACTGGCGTTAACATTGATTCTGGTGCTACAACTACACCAGCATCTTTATATGACGCTAACTTTTACGTCATCACTGACGAATATAACGTATACAAGTGCTTAAAGAACACAAGTAACGGTAACGTAGTTCAGTCTACTGTCAAACCAACAGGAACTGACTCAAACAATATTACAACTTCAGACGGCTACATCTGGAAATACATGTATACTGTTGCACCTGCTGACGTTCTTAAGTTTGTTTCTACTGACTTCATCCCAGTAAAAACACTAGGTTCAAACCCAGGATCTACAGATTCCTACTATGGTCAATACCTAGTTGAACAAGCAGCAGTTGATGGTGCTATCGATCGCATCGTGATTGATGACTTTGGATCAAACTACAATAGAGCAGCTAGTGAAATTAGCGTAACTATTATTGGTGATGGTCTTGGCGCTGAAGCTGAAGTCACAACTTCTGATGGTCAGGTTAAAGAAGTTATCGTTACCAATCGTGGAACAGGGTATACTTGGGCACGTGTTGAGATCGGTCTTCCTGATCTTGGTTCAGGTAACGCAGCTGCTACAGCTATCATTTCACCAAAGGGTGGTCATGGTAAAGACGCTGTTGAAGAATTAGGTGGCTTCTATGTTATGATGAACGTGCGTCTTGAGTATGATGATGGCGCTGGCGACTTCCCAATTGACAACGATTATCGCCGTATCTGCTTGATCCGTGATCCAATCAACTTTGGTGCAAGTAGCGTTGCTTCCAACGTAACTCTAATTGCAAATAGAACTATTAGCTACTCTGCTGTTAGTGGAACATTTGCTCTTGATGAAGAGTTCAAAGGAAACACAAGTGGCGCACGTGGACGTATTGTCTCGTTGAACACTGGTTCATCACCTAAGACTCTACGTTATATCCAAACTAAAGACGATGGCGCTGGCTTAGGATCTCCTGATCCAACTATCGGTGCATTGTTCCAAAATGGAGAAACTATTGTTGGTTCAACAACAGGTGCTCAGGGAACTATTACTGGTATTGCTGATCCAGACGTTACATCTGATAGTGGTGATATTATCTACGTTGAGAATCGTCGTCCAATTAACCGTGCTGGCGATCAAATTGAAGATATCAAAATCATTGTTGAAATGTAAAATAAATAATTGTTATACAACAATTTAATAAAGAGAACGAAGAATGGCTATTAACTTTAACGTCGCACCGTATTATGATGATTATGCTGATGAAGATGGATACTTGAGAGTCCTGTTCCGACCTGGATATGCTATTCAGGCTCGAGAACTAACTCAGCTTCAAACTATCCTGCAGAAACAAGTAAGTCGCTTCGGTGATCACGTCTTCAAGAACGGCTCTATGGTTGTTCCTGGAGGCGTGAACGTGGACAACTTGGTCCACTTTGCTAAACTTGACACTTTGTTCGATAACCAATCAGTTTCTTCATACATTGATTCTTTTAGAAATAAAATTATCACTGGTGTTGAATCTGGTGTTAAGGCACTTGTTATCGACACAAGCAACTGTGAGTGTATGGTTCCAGAAGATGGCGATACTCCAACTCTTTATTTCAAGATTGAACAGACAGGTGGCGATGGAGAAACCAAGAGATTTATTCCTGGTGAATCTATTGTTGCCTATGAAGATGACAACTCAACTACAACAAACTATCGTTTAACCGAAGATCAAGTCGGAGACATCTACGTCAACGTCAGATCTTTCGGTGACGGTGGTGTCCCTGCTACATCATATACTAAGAATCCAGTAAGCGACGTTCTGGGTTACTCATATGCTGTTGAAGTAGAACAGGGTGTTTACTACATTGACGGATTCTTTGTTCAGAACGAAGAACTTCACTTATATGTTGGTCGTTTCCAACAAAACCCAACATGTAGGGTTGGCTTCAAAGTTGAAGAACAAATCATCACACCTGAAGAAGAGCCAGCATTATCGGATAATGCTCAGGGCACAACTAACTATGCTGCTCCAGGTGCTCACCGTTACAAGATTAACCTTTCTCTAGTTAGACTACCACTAGATTCAACTGACGACATTAAGTTCATCGAACTCGTTCGTATCGTTGATGGTCGTATTCAATCTAAACTCGAGAAATCATCATATGCTGAACTAGAGAAGACACTTGCTCGTAGAACCTTCGATGAGTCAGGCAACTACGAAGTTAACAAGTTTAAGCTAACAACTAGAGAGCATTTGAACTATGATGGTGGAGGTGTTTACCCACCAGTCCCTACAGATTCAGCTTTAATTGATGGTCAAACATATGGAGACATCGACAAATTTGTTGTTGCTGTTTCTCCAGGTAAAGCATACGTCCAAGGTTTTGAAATTGAATCAACTGCTACTCAGTTTATCCCTATCGACAAGGCTAGAGAAAATTCAGTAACAGGAGATGAAGGTGGTCACATCATTCGTGAAGATGACTATCCAATCCAAACACCTATTGGAAACTACGTTATTGTAGATAATGTGTTTAATTTCCCAGAAAGCACATTCCCTACTGTCAATCTATATTCAGTATCAAGAAAACCACCAAACGGAACTACGATAACTGATGGTGTTGCTCCAGATAGCACTACTAAGGTTGGTACTGCTAGAGTTAAATCATTCCAATTACATTCTGGAACATACAACGGAGATGCGTCTCAGTTCAAACTCGCATTGTTTGATGTTCAGATGAGCACCAATAATACTACTGGTCTCAAGTATGTCTTTTCAGATACTGTAAAATCAGTTGCTTTGGATTCGAATGATAGCAACATATTTACTGCTGATATTGTTACAACTGAACTTGGGATTATCGGTTCTGCTGATGTCTCAAATGCTTCTGATTCTGTAACAGGTATTGGTACTTTGTTCCAAGACCAAGTGTCAGTTGGTGATGTTCTTTACATTGACGGAAATAAAGTTGGTGTTGTTGCAAGCATTGAATCAAACGTAGCCCTAACTTTAGAAAACGCTGCTGATGATACATATTCAGGTATTGTTGGCGTTGCAAGAGCAATCATTGAAGACCAGAGATATGAATCTTTAATCTTCAAATCAGAATTCAAACCTCTCAAGACATTGAGAGGTGTAGACGCTAACGGTAACGACACAGTTGACTCTTCTGTATTAACAGTTAGACGTCAGATTACAAACACGTCAGATAGCCAAGGTGGCTTGTGGTCTTACCAGTTGACTTCATCTTTTGAAGCATTCCAGTCAACCCAAGATTTATCTAACTATACTTTATTCTATACCCACCCACTAACTGGATCTAGACGTTTCGTTGAGATTACTTCTAGCCAATTATCTCTGTCTACCAACAACAGAGAAATTACAATCACCAACCCTAACATTATTGCTTCTCAAGAATATACTCTCCTTGCTAGCGTTGAGCAAAGAAAAGCGACAGCTAAAGAAAGAATTAAGACTCTCAACACAGATGAGCAGTATACAATTACTAGCAAGAAGTCTGTTACAGAGAAAACCATTCTGCTACCTCATGCTGACGTACTGAGAATCAAAGACATTAGAGTAAATCCAGGAAACTTTGATTCTTATGTTGAGTTAAATTCTGTTAGCGTGTTGAACAAGTATTCATTTGACAATGGTCAAAGATCTACACATTACCAGAAAGCAAGTATTAGTCTGTTGCCTAACGTATCCCCTCCATCTGGGGCTATTAAAGTCATTTACGATTACTTCTCTTACAGTGGTAACGGTAACTATTTCTCTGTTGATTCATACACTGCTACCATCGACGATGACACCAATGACTTCACATATTCTGATATTCCATCGTTCTCTGTTAGAGGTAGTGATGGTGTAACTGAAACATTATATCTGCATGATGTTATTGACTTTAGACCAGTTGTCGAGGGGTTGAACACATTCACCCCAGACATTCCAAAAGTTGGTTCTTCTTTTAGCACAAGCATTGCATACTACTTACCACGTTTTGATAAGATTAGCTTGGATTCTATTGGTAGATTTGTAGTAACAAAAGGAATTCCTGATCTAGATCCCAAAGAACCAAAGGATCCTACTGAGGGAATGGTAATGGCTACCATTTATGTTCCTGCGTATACAAAGAACGTAAGCGACATCAGAGTGTTCCAGCGTGACAACAAACGCTACACAATGAAAGAGATTGGTAACCTAGAGAAGCGTATTCAGAACTTAGAATACTATGTTTCTCTAACACTACTAGAGCAAGAAACTGCGTCATTGCAAATTAAGGACGCACAAACAGGTCTAGACAGATTCAAGAACGGATTCATTGTTGACCAGTTCACAGGACATGGCGTAGGTGATGTTCAGAATATTGATTATAGAATCGCTGTTGATTCTGAGCGTAATGAACTACGCCCAATGCACTTTACTGATGCGTTAGATATCGTTGAAGATGTAAACTCATCAGATGAACGTCTTGCCACAAATTACAAAAAGTCTGGTGATATTATTACCCTACCATATACAGAAAACCTGTATATGTTTAACCCTAACGGCACTAGAACTATTGACGTTAACCCATACAAGATTGGTGCGTTCAAAGGTGAGATTGTTCTAAACCCAGAAGGCGATAACTGGAAAGACACAGATCGTCGTCCAGACTTACAAGTTACAGATGACAACAACTTTGATGCTATTAAATTCTTAGCTGATGAGTTGGGTGTCACAGGAACTGTTTGGAACGAATGGCAAACAACTTGGACTGGTTCTTCAACAACTACTAGAACTTGGCAAACTGGTGACCCAACTCGTCGTCGTCAGATTGTTACTGGTTACCAGCAAACCACTAGAGTTGATACTGGTGTACAATCTAGAACTGGTATTAGAACTTCGGTTCAGTCTTCAGTGAACACAGAAGATTATGGTGATAGAGTTGTTGACGTTTCTTTTGCTCCATATATGAGAGCAAGACCAGTCACCTTTGTCGCAAAGAACTTGAAAGCTAATACAAGATACTACTCTTTCTTCGACAAGCAAGCAGTTTCATCTTACGTAACACCAGCTGACGTATTTAAGGTTACTCGTGCTGCTGGAACTACGTTCATGACATTTGACCCTGCTGAACTTTCTGACAGAGTTATTGTTGGCGATACGGAAAGAACCGTAGAAGGTGCTGCAGAACCAGCGTTCCAAATCGGTGAAGTGTTGAGACAGGGTGTTCATACTCCTTGCACAATTCAATCCATCGCAAATATTACTGCTGATGCTGGCGCAGGTAACTTCACTGTTACTGTTGACACTGTAGCGAACTTGGCTGTTGGTCACCAAGTTAGACTGTACAACATGGCTCCAGTTAGAGTCGTTCCTGCTGTTAGAACCAGAAGACCAAATGGTAGTTACCAGACACAAGCTAGTATGACTGTTCCTCTTGGATCAACATCTAGACAGTTGAACAACAGAAGATTCGTAATCACAGCAATCAATGGAACTACTTTAACATTAGCTAATATCAATGGTGGTGTTATTGGTAAGTTTGACGCATACTCAAGAACTGGAGCATATGCTGGATCTGATGGCGCTAAACTTGTTAGGGTTCGTGCTTCTGCTGTTGTTGCGTTTGCTGGCGTAGTAGACGATGAGGATTCAAACGGTCCAGTTGTTCAAGACGTCCATGTAGTTAACATAAAAGGTGGATTCGCAATTGGAGAAACCTTAGTTGGTAAGATTGTATTTAATAATGCTGCTAGAAATACAGTAACGCTAACTGCCATTAATGGAAACTCTACAGTTGGCACATTACCAGTTTACAAACAAATCGGCGATGCCGTAAGATCTGATACATGGGGTTCTTGTGTTGGTGTGTTCAACATCCCTAACGACGACACTCTGAGATTCAGAACTGGTGAACGTGAGTTCAAACTGACAGACAACATCTCCAATAGTGATGCTGATTTTGACTCTAAGGGAACTGTGCTGTATTATTCACAAGGTGTTACACTTTCTAAAGAAAGAACAATTGTCAATAGCAGACAGGCGAACTTCGTTCAAGACAGATTGTATGAATCAATTCCAGTAAGACGTGTTTCTACCTCTACTAGACAGTTGTATTCTTACTATACAGGTCACGACCCAGTCGCTCAGACATTTACTGTCCAATCTGAAGGTGGTGTCTTTATTACTGGCGTCGATCTATATTTCTCTGAAGCTGGAAACAGACCAACTACTGTTGAATTTAGAAACACAAACAATGGTGTTCCTTCTTCTAAGATTATGCCATTCACAACTGTGACTAAGACTCCACAGCAGATCAATGTGTCTGATGATGGCTCTGTTGCAACAAGATTCACTTTCGCTTCGCCAGTGTATCTACTAGACAACGAAACTTATGCGTTGGTTGTTAAGACTGACGAACCTGGAGCGCAGGTTTGGGTTTCCGAAGTCGGTCAAACAGATATCTTGACAGGCAACATTGTTACTTCCCAGCCACTAACTGGTTCGTTGTATCTATCACAGAACAGTAAAGAATTTGAGATTAATCCACTTCTAGACATGAAGTTTAGAATGTATGCAGCTGAGTTTGATACTACTCAAATTGCAACAGTTAACTTGAAGGCTGAACACGCTAGAAACATCAACTTGCCAGCTAACCCATTCCAGATTAGTCAAGGAACTGACATCGTTAGGGTTCGTGCACCAAGACACGGTTTCCAAGCAGGTGATTATGCTTACATCTCAGGTGTAGAGGAATTCCTTGATCCAGATACGCAAGAGTTGAAGCGTTATGGTACTGCAAGTAGCGAATATGGTATTCCTGCTTCATTATTAACTGGTCCAGTTCAAGTTATTGCTGAGGGTTTGGACATCGATTACTTCTGTTTTGTTCTTGACACCACTGATGACTTTATTGATCCAGATACTGGATTGAGCAGACCAATTCGACTGATAAGCAACGCTGCTGGAACAGAAAACGAATACAATTCGTTAACAAGCAGCTATACCGTAACTGTTCAACAGATTCTTGATGAGTTCGTTAACGGTAACTACGGTGGCACTGGTGTTATTTGCTCTAGACAGTTGTTACTCGATACTCTATTCTTGAAGAGCGATAGCGTTGTTCCAACAGGAACACGTTTGGAGTGGTCTGTTCAGGCAACTAACGAAGATAACTCTACTACTGGTTACAAGAACATTTCTGAGAATACAAACTTCTCGTTCGGCACCAGAAAAGTTATTCGCTCATATGAAAACGAAGCGATCATTTCCGCAGCATCTGGAGTTGTGAGACCATCGTTGTCAATCAGAGCTAAATTGTATTCTGATAACAAGAATGTATCTCCAGTTCTTGATTTGGCTAAGTTGTCTTCTTATGTTGTTCGCAACCTTGTTGACAATCCTACTGAAGAACTTGTCAACATTAATGGCGTTGATGACACAACATTGCTGGCAGAAGGTTCTGTAACAGCAGCAGATATCGGAACACAAAACGGAACAGGAACTGTTGTCTCTTATTACCTAACCAACGTGTTCGGTACTGATGTGACATTGAGTGAGTTCACTTCATCAGGAAGCGATTGGTCGATCACAAACTCCGATCCAAGTGCATATAACTGGTTGGGTACTGGTACTTCTCAAACATCAACACCATGGAAATACTTGTCTGTTGGTGATGAGTTGTACTCAACTTCTGCTACTGAGGCTCTTGAGTCTGCAGAGAAATATGGTAGAGTTAAGTCTATTAATGCTTCGACTCTAGTGTTGGAAAATTCCAACAAGCAAGTCACTGCAGGAAACTTCCCTCAATTCAAGGTTCTATCTAAAGTTATCCGTGGCGTTGGAACTGACTTCTCTAGAGAGATTCCAGCAGGAAGTGCTGTCAACGGAGCGAATGGAACTTTTGTAGGTATCGTGAACAGCGTTCAGTCTGCGACAAAAGCTACTCTATTAAGTTTCGCAGAATATGCAAACATTGATGGTTCAGGTGTTGGTCTATCGTTCCAAACTGAAACTAAGGAAGGTAAGTTGACATTTGGTAATACTGAAGATGGTGTTTATGGTTTAATTTCTACCAATATCGATACAGCAGACAACTTACTTGCATTAGCTAAAGCAGGTAAATATCTGTTGCTTGAAGGATTTAACGCTGTATTGAATGGTAAGTATCTGGTGCATAATGTTGATGTTAGCAGCGATATCAGCGTATATGTTGGTAATGCTGATGATGATAAAGTTGTTATCAAAGTAACCCCTGCGTTCAGTATTGCCTCTGGTAAAACTTGGACTCTAGATTTGGTAAATGACTATATCTACTTCCAAGGAGAGGGTTTTGTTACTGATGCAGCTGGAACAGGCAAGACTGTTACATTCTCTGGTGCATCCTTAGCGACCCAAGCAGCTGCTGGCGATATTATCACTCTAAAATCTAGCGGAGTAGGTTCGTTTGAAGGCGATGATTCTCAGATTGGAGTTGTTGATGTTATCAATACTGCAAACACTCTAACTCTTGTAGACAATGCCGAGGAAGCGATTGCAACTCCGACTGTTTACTATATCAGAAAGAATGCAGCAAATTACAGAATCGCTCAACTTGATAAATTCGTTGAAGACTGGGCACCAGTAGGCGCAACCAACTACGCCAACTATGTAACAAGACCGTTGGTTCTTTCGTCACCTGCTGACTCATTGAAGATCTTGTTTGACGCAAGCGTTCCAGTCGGAACAGTTATCAAGATTTACTATAAGACTTGGGATGGTGCAGACGATCCTGCTACTCTAAACTATGTTGATAGCGGATTCGCTACAAGCACTTCTGACCCAGAAGATACGTTTAGCGAGCGTTCTTTAGATATCACTGATATTGCTCCATTTAAGAATGCTGTTGTTAAGATTGTTATGAAGGCAGATAACCCAGCTATCGTTCCTAAAGTTAAGAATCTAAGGATTGTTACTCACTCATGATCGATTCTCCAAACTTTGTTAAGGTTCAGAACAGCCCAGGACTTGTTAAAGACAAAAGAACTGGTGCTGTTCTGAATGTAGATGTTGACAAGTATCGTCAGCACAAGCAGCTTCAAGCAATCACTAAAAAGAATCTTTCAGAGAAGAGTCAAATGAGTTCGCAAATTAACTCTTTGAATTCAGAGATAAATAATATAAAGAACGACATCAACGAGATTAAAGACTTGTTGCAGATTCTAATTAAAGATAGGAATTAATATGGCTCTCCCATATCAAGAAACACCAATTAACACGGTTCCAAAAACTGACGACTTTGATCAGTGGCGTGTGAAAACAAATCAAGCTATTGAACGAACAAACAACCAAGAAGTCAAGATTGGTGACCTAAATACATTGTTGGATCCACAAGATAACTTAGTTAACGCAGTTAACAGTGGTCGCCAATTTTCAATAGCAATCACTCTTGCTCTAGGATAATAAAACATGGCAAACGTATTCAAAAATTCACTTAAAAAAGATGTGGGAACATCTGCTGTAGAAGTATACACAGTTCCGACAGGTCAAAAATCAATCATCATTGAACTTGATGTATGTAACACTGCTATCGGAGCAACACAGTGTGATGTTTTTATCACTAAGAGTGCAGTTGATTACTACGTAGTTAAAAATGCACCAGTTCCAGTCGGTGGTTCTTTGCAAGTTATCGCAGGGCAAAAGATTGTATTGGAAGCAGGTGACTCAATTTATGTTAAATCAGCTGCTGGAACATTAGACGTAATCGCTTCTATTCTTGAGGACGTATAATGGCATATCTTGGTAACTCTTTCCCAGACGTTTCTTCTGGTACTAGAACTAGAGAGGACTTCATCGGTGATGGAGTCCAAACCACATTTTTACTTCAGCAACCTGTTCCTGGTGCTTTTGAGGGTAACATTTCAGTCATTGTTGATAACGTAAACCAACAACCTGAAGACGCATATAACATCGTAACAGTAAAAAAGTTAAACTTCAACAATCAGGTTCTTGAGTTCCAAAGAAACAAAGTAGTAACTCAATCAAGTAGTGGTGCAACAGGCATCATTATCGAATATCAGCAGAACACAGGATATCTTTATGTTTTACAGACATCTTCTGCAGACTTCGTTTCTACTGGTAGCACACAAATAGTTCAACAGAATGATAACTCAACAACGTCTACTGCTTTTGTGACAAGTATCGAGACACTGTATGGTAGAGGGTTATCCTTTACTGGTATTCCAGATGTTGGTCAGGTTATTTACGCTACGCATCTTGGTGGGTTGTCATACCAGAGTGCACCAGCTGCTGGCTCGGTAACTGCTGAGACATTAGCAGACAACCTTAGAGATTTTAGTACAGTTAAGTATACAGCAATTGCTGCCGATGACACATTTGATTTGAATAGACAAGAACAATTTGTCAATTCATTATTGGTAACAGTTGATGGGCAGATTAAAAGTCCAGGAGATGATTATAGTATTTCGAACAGTGGAAATTCTATAACCTTCACTACCCCAATGAGCGGTGGGGAAGCTATTGTTATTAGACATTTGTCATTCTCAACAGTATCTAGAACTGCTGTCGAAGAATATGGGTCATGGACTCCTAACTTTACTATTGGTGGCGGAACAAGCAACTTAAACTTTCTATCGAAAATTGGAGTCTATAATAAAATAGGAAGGATGGTAAGCATTAACGTATCAATGCGTTTGATTCAAGCTGGTGACTCAACAGGTGTGTTGACAATTTCTGGACTTCCATATATTTCTTATGGTGTTACTGATCATGTGTTCCCAATTTTCATCGATGAATGTGATTCCCTAGATGGCGTCCCTATGGCTAAACTTCAACCACAAACATCAACAATTCAACTTGGGTATATCAACCAAGCTACTGGAAGATGGGTAGCATTTGACCACCAAGTATTGACTAACTCCTCACAAATTATTCTATCATTCTCTTACATGAGTGCTAAATAATAGAAGGAAACAGGAGACAAAATGGCGTTAAGTAAAATCAAGTCTGGTTCACTACAACCAGACATCAAACTCCAAGGCGACATCGTTGACTTGCCAGGTGGCTTAAGTGAAGAAAGAACTGGTGCTCCTGAACCTGGAAACCTAAGGTTTAACGATACGTTAAGAAAAATGGAAATATATAATGGTTCTACTTGGGACGTTTACAACACCCAAGCATTACAAATTGCTTTATCAGTTGCACTTGCATAACAAAATATTGGAATCAGAGGAAATAAATGGCTAAGAAACTCCTAGCAACAGGTTACAGAATTGATAGAAATAACAACTCAATCTTTCTTGAGGGTAACGTCCTTCACCAAAGATTGTTGCTTATTACAGATGTAACATTAAATAGAATCCTTTATAACTTCGCTGACGAAGGTTCTGGTCTTATTTCCATCAACTATGATGGAGATACACAAGAAACAGAACTGATTCTACGTCAGTCTCTTTCTAATCTGAATGTTTTAGACACAGACACTCTTCAAGTTTTGATTGAAGAGGAATCGACTTCATTCAGACCAGAAGATCCTTTCCTAGATCCTGTTAGCAAGATTCGTGTTAGCCAACCAGAAAACCTTATTGACACTGACTTTGAATATGGTCTTCAGTCAACTAAGTGGGAAACACTAAAGTTAGTTAATAACATCCCATCGTTCTATTCAAAGAATGGTGTTTCTTCTGTAACTGTAACCTCTGTGCAGTCAACTGTTCAGGATAACAAAGTAATCGTTACTGCGCCAAACCATGGGTTAGCAGTCGGTTCACCTTTTGAGATCACTGGACTATCGAACTCTCAGTTTGAGGGTGGCTATATTGTAACTACTATCATTAGTCCAGACCAATTCTCTTACCAATTACCATTTAAGTCATTAGTTACGCAAGAACTAGCAACTGTTTACACTAACATTCTACCTGGAGCTTTCTATTTCGGCTCTCAGATCACAGTTGTTGATATCACAACTAATGGTTTACCAGAATCACACTTAACTGTTCAGACACGTTACCCACACGGTTTCTCTATCAACACTCCATTCTACTTCTTGAATACTGTTGCGGTTTTCCGTCAAGACATTCCAGTTACCCAGTTCGTTATTGACGACACAGTGACTAACGATGTGTCAACTACAACAGAATCTGTTGGTGAATCTGTTAACGACTACAGAATCTCTTCAGTAACACCTTATAACTTTATCGGTAGAAATACACGTTATATCGATTCTACTAATGCAATTATTAGCACTTATGTTCCTATCTCTTCGGTAAGAGTCACAAGTGGTGGTGCTGGTTATCAGCAAGATCCAGTTGTTCTACCTAAAGGTGTTAATACTGGAACTATCAGCCAAACATCATATGAAATTGCTTGGAACGCAAGCACTGGTGTTGCTCTAGCTACTGATATCATCACTACTGCTGCAAACAATTTCCAAACTGGCGACAGAATTGAGTATTTTGGTCCAGCAACAGCTAACACTGCAACTTCTTCAGGTGTTATTTCGGGAAATAGCTTAGTCGATAATCTGACTGGCACGGACAACTATACTGGTGTTACAGACACTAATGGTAGAGGTTTCGTTGCTACTATGATTACAACGTCAGCTACCTTTAATGGTGCTGCGCTTGGTGCAACAACAGCAACAATGTCTATCCCAGAGATTAATGTGGATAGCAACTTGTCTCTACCACAGATTGGTATGGCAATTCAACTAAGAGTTGGCGCTGCATATATTCTTCCTAATGGCACTAAGATCTCTAACGTATCGTTGAGCGCAGGAACATACACTCTATCTCTAGAGTTCCCTGCTCCTCTTTCTGCTGCTATTAACGCCACATTGCCTGGAGCAGCATTTGCTACTGGCATCGATCCTATCGATAATACATTCTACGCTAAGTCTCACGGATTTGAGACAGGCGACTACATCAATTATGTCTATACTGCCGCAACTGGTGGTACTGGTAACTTCCCAGCTTCATCTGTTGGTCCAACAGGATTGACATCTGGTACACGTTACAACTTAATTAAACTTGATGATGATCGTTTCAGACTTGCTACTTCTAGAGAAAATGCCCACAGAGGAATTCCTGTTGACATCACAGACATTGGCTTCCCAACACAAACTGCTGGGCAGAACGTAGTACCTGGAATTAAGTTTTACGGACAAAACAAGAGCATTTACTACAGAAGAATCAGCGCAACAACAGGTACTTTGCACCCAACACAAGCTGATGCTCTTTCAAACACAAACATCCTGAACTTCACTGCTGCTGGTACAAACGTGGCACACAACTTCAGTGCAGCTAGAGCTGTATTGACTGCAGTAAGAACAGGAAACCAATTAACTGGCGTTACCGTTGATGATGGTGGTAATACCTATGAAAAGAATAGTGCTATTACTGTTCTTGCTAAACAAACAGTTAGATCTATCCAATCAACAAACAATGGTGGTGGTTACGCTTCTGGAACAACTAACGTACTTAGATTCAAGACTCAGGAATGGGATTCTCCAATCTATGTTGGTATGAGAGTCACAGGAACAGGTATTCCTGCTAACTACTCAGTTCAATCTATTAGCGATGACCCAGTTAACCCAGGATATCAGTCTATCTCGATCAACGGTAACATTAATGCAAACATTGCCGTTGGTAATGTATTGACATTTGAAGATCCAGCTGGAACAGCTGCTGTTGCAGTTCCTAATGTTAGAACTCAATGTGTATACTATCCAAACCACAATTACGTAATTGGAGATGTTGTTTACTTCGCAGCACCACCAAATCCAGTTGGCGTAACAGGAACACAATTCTATGGTGGGGTTGCTGAGTCTAGAGCATACTATGTATACCCAATCGATTCCGATTACTTCGCTCTAGTGACATCATTCCCATCTACTGGTTATACCGTAACGACATCAAACTCTAGAGTTGCTATCACAACTACTGGAACAGTATACCTAGACAGAAAGTTCATGATGACTACGGCAGCTAGGGTAACTAGCGTTGGATCAAACATTATTAACTGGTCTAGCCCAACTCCAATTAGTTTGGTGAACGGTGATGCTATTGTTATCTCTTCTGGATCAGGTGGAACTGATACTATTGCAAGTTTACCAGCAAACTCAGTATCAGCTGCCGTAGGCGCAACCTATGATAATGGTTTACATAGAGTATTTTATATTGTCAACTCAAACCAAAATGGCTTGGCACAATCTGGCGCAATTCAAATTTCTCAAACACCAAATGGTGCAATCCAGACACTAGGTGCTATGACTGGTGCTGTATTACTAATACCAGCTGTGGTTATCCCTGAAGCGGATTCTATCTATTCTCCAAACCATGGATTCCAGAACGATGACTTCGTAACTTATACATCTACTGGAACTGCTATCACTGGATTGAATGCGCAGATCGGATCCAACGGATATCTAATCAATAGAATTTCAGACAATAGATTCAAACTTAAGACTACTGCTGGTGCTATCGTCGACTTAAAGAACTTTGGTAGCGGAACACATGCGTTCAGCAACACCAAGTATGCCGAATCCGCAAACGTAATTAACAAAGTCGGTCACGGTTTCAATACTGGTGATGAGGTTATCTATGACGCTGACGGTAATCCAATTATCGACGGTCTTGTTAGTAACGGTGTTTATGTCATTAAGAAGGTTAGCGATGATGCATTCCGTGTTAGTGCAGCATCAAATTCTGCTGATATGAAGATCACCAGAGTTGCTAAACTTGCAGCAAACACTACGATCACTGTAGAATTCCAAATTAACCATGGTCTATCGGTTGGTGATTCAATTATTATTCGTGACAACCCAATTCAATACATGAATAACTATTGGACAGTTGCATCAGTTCCTGCCACTCCAACAGTTAACGGTTCACCTTCTTCTATCACTATCACTGTACCATACTTTATTGATTCTTCTCCAGCTGTTACACAAAACATTGTAGCTGGAACTACCTATGGTATTGGTTACAAATACGTGAACTTTAAGTATGTTACTGCAAACAATGCTTTGATTACTCCAGCTGCTGTTGGAAATACATTCACAACATTCCAAGCGTTTGATTCGCAAATCACTAAGGAAACACCAGCTGTTCAAGGTGGTAGCATTGTTTCTGCTCTAAGAACTAGACAGAGTACGGTTATCCCTACTGGTTCTTACGTTGATACTGTGAGTGGCACATCAATTAGAAAAGCCAAAATCTATTTCAATCGTTCTATCATTGATACCATTTCTCGTGAATCAGATGTTGTTACCGTTACAACAGTAGATCCACACGGTTATGCTGATGGACAAACAGTAGTAATTTCTGGTCTTGTTGATGAGACATTCAATACAGGTATCACCCCTGTAGCAATCACTCTGATTGATTCTACAAGTTTCTCGTTTAGCCAAGTTGGCGACGATGCAACAGAAGATGGAACCTCTCTATCGCATGTTGATATGGCATTGACTTCTGCTCAAGCAGCTTTGTTTAATGCTAATGGTGTGGATTCAACGTCAACAACAACTCTAACTCTACAAGCAGCAGCTAGTGGAGCAACTACCTTAACATTAAGAGCAGCAGCAAATACTGCTATCTCTAATGTGTCTAAAACTCTAGTAGCTGGTGCTGGTTTAATTGGTCAAACCACATTGACTGTGCCAGATTTAGTTGGTATTAGACCAGGAAACCCTGTTTCTGGTGTTGGTATTAACGTCGCTGCTAAGGTGAAATCAATCATTAGTGACACTGCTCCATATCAGATTGAATTAACTCACCCACATACTGCTAACACAACAGCAACTGCTTACTTGTTCTATCAGATTCAGGTTGGTCAGAAAGTTGTTGCGACGGCACCACATGATGCTGAGACAGTTAGAACGACAACCGCATCAGCTACAAACTTTAGATTGGTTGCAACAACTGCGCCAGCTAATGCTAAGGTTGGACAGTATGTAACTGGTAATAGAGCAACTACTGTATTTGATGGTGATTCTGAACCTGACACAAATACGTTTGATGTGCCTACAACTGATAACGTATACACAGTTCCAAGAATTGTTCAAACACGTTACGATGGTCCATCACCATTCACAGGAACCTCATCATATCTTGGTGCAACAGCACCAGGAAACTTAGGTGCAGTAACTGCTGCTGGCTCTGGTTTCACAAACATTAGAAACTTCCAAAGTGGTGCAGGTGGTTCTACCGCAGTTTTAGTTGGCGCAAGCCAGTTTATCGTTACTGACCATTGCTGGGAAGTCGGCGATGCGGTTATTTATGAATCATTCGGAGACACTGCTGTAGCACCACTGGTTAGTGGAACTACTTACTATGTTATCCCAGGAGACGGTTCTGGTGGTTTCCCATACGATAATATTCAACTGGCACTAAGCCCAGAAGATGCAGCAACTGGAACCTTTATTCCTCTTGTGGGAACAGGTGGTGGTCAATTCCACAGATTCTTCTCACCAAGAGTTCTGTTCGGTCCAAGCCTAGTTGGTTCTATTACTAATGCTACAGGAACGATCGCTATTGGTATGGGCGTGACTGCAGTGTCTACTGCAGCTACTCCAGTCAATCAGACAACTATCCCAGACTTCACTAAAGTTACTGATATCGTTGATATGTCTGCTCAGGCAAGAGCTAACGCTGCTGGCTACAAGTATAGAGTTGTGGTGGATAGCGTTATGCAAGCTGTTGGTACATCCAGCAGTACTGCCGTTACTGTTACGATGAACAGAATTAGAGCTGGTGCATTCTCAAATGGTACTACAGTTTACACGGATTCTACCACTGGACTCGCTGTTGGTATGAAGTTAGACTTGGGTACAAACGCTGCATTCAGTGGAACTGAAGCAGGTGTGCTAGCTAATGATACAATCATTACTGCAATTGCAGGTGATGGTAAGTCGTTCACAATTAGCGCTTCGCCATCTACAAATATCAAGAATGCAAGAGTTATTGCAGGAACTGGTTCCTCTCAAGTATCCTCTACTACTATCTTCACGTCAGACACAACTGGTCTCGTTGTTGGTATGTGTCTCAACGTAGATAGTTCATCAGCTTCTGGTGGTGCTGGCGCACTAACTGGAATTACTGATACTGATGCTACTACAGTCACGAGAGTTACCTCAGTTTCTACATACTCATTCACTGTTAGCCGTGCAGCAAGCACTGCGTTAAAAGCAGCTAAAGTTTCTGCTGGCGCAGCTTCTGCTCCAAACATCACAGGAAGCCAATCAAGAGTTTACCTATACAGCACCGATAACATCCAAAAGGGTATGTTTATCAAAGTTGATGCTGGAACAGGTCTAGCATTTGGTCAAGTTGCAAATACTGCAACTGCTGGTGTGGTTAACGTGATCAACCCAACTGAAAAGTGGGTTAGCCTTGCGACTGGTACAACAGTCTGGAACGCTACTCCTACTGCATTCGACATCACAACTCCGTTAGCTTCTGCAGCGATTTCGTTTGGTGCTAACAGTGACGCAGCTGATAAGATTTTCTTACCATCTGTTTCTGGTATCAATACAGGAATGGCTCTGACTCTAAACTCAGCTTCTAGTGGAACACTTCAGGCTAACACTACAATTATTGCTGTTGATCCTGCTCTACGTTCTATCCAACTAAGCGCAACTCCTGCTGTTGCAGTTGTTGGTGGATCATTTACTGGAACTATTGCAGATGGTATCGTTGAAGGTCTTTATGTTACTTCAAATGAGCCAAACTTCCCAGAAGGTGCTTACGTCACTAATGTAACTGGAACAACAATCGAGCTTAACGTACCGCATGGTGGTGTTAGAAGTGGTCAGTCAGTTAGCTTTAGCCCATTTGCAGAAGGAACTCAAATCACAACTATTACTGCTGACGCAGTGAATGGTACTAATATCGTTCTGAACCAAGCACACGCAGGTATCCTTGGTGGTACCAACGTAGAATTTAGAAAGATACCAGACAATACATACTTGAGTTCTATTGCTAACTATGCAGCCACAAACTGGGATCTAACTTTAACACCTAAGAATCCTATCGGTTCTGCTATCGTAGTTGACACTGGAACAGCAAACGACAGACCTCTGTCATACAACTTTATTGGCTCTGATAAGAACCTTGGTTCTATCACAGACTTCAATACGCTCGGAACTCACATCTTCACTAGAAGCAGTAACGCTGATGGCGTTTACACTGTTGAAGATATTCCTGAGCCAAACAAGTTTGTTGTTAGAACAGATGGTTTCATCCCATTCAATACTAAGTCGTTCTTAGATAGCAACGTCAACTATACACAAAGCTACATCTATATTGCTAGCCACAAGTTTAGAGACGGCACTTCTCTGATTTACAGAGCAGGTTCTGCTGATCCTATCCCTTGCTTGGCTTATACTGATTTTGAAGGTAATGAACAGACTACTCTAATTGATGGTGTTATATACTACGCTGTGGTTGTCGACCCTAACTATATCAAACTTGCGACTTCTTTCGATGACGCAACTTCTGACAATCCATCTACTATTGACTTTGATTCTGGCGCAACACCTATGCAGGGTCAGCAATCATTCGACACTTACTCTATCTTAGGATTGACAACTGGCGAAGGTCGTGTTCAGATTACTGAAGAGTCAGATATCGTTGTTGGTGTTGGAACTAAGTTCCTAACCAACTTCAAGGGTGGTGACGTATTCCGATTCTACACTGCTGCGAATCCAGGTCTGATCTTCAGTTATCTGGTTAGCTCGGTAAAATCTGATACCTCTATGAAGTTGCAACAAGTGGTTCCAACAAATGGAACTGTCTCGTTCAATACTATCACAAATAGAACAGTTACTGGAACTGCCGTAACAGTTGGTACTCAAACTATCACAATAAGTAGTTCAACTGGTTTGGCTGTTGGTTATCAGATCTCTGATGCGTTGGGTACATATTTCCAAGCGAACACTAGAATTACTGCGATTAACGGTAACGTGCTTAGCTTAGACAAGTATCTCATCGTCAATGCTCCAGCAAATACTGCGGTTCAGATCCTGCCTCTATTCCAGTACTTCATCAATACAAATATGTATGTGAAGTCAAATGCTGTTACAACTCACCGTCCATTTGATGGTGGTGTTTCTATGACAACTGGTTTGGCTCCTGATTCAACTATCACTCGTCAGACAAGAAGATACTTCCGTTACCAGTCTGGTAAGGGTATCCAATGTTCGATGGCTATTAACTTTAACCCACCAAATGATATTGAAGAATTGTCATCAAGTGGAAACATTGCCAAAGTCAAAGTTGATATTCCTCACGGATTTAATTCTGGTTCTACAAATAGAATTAGAATTACTGAGGCTGAAACTCCATCAGGACACAATGGTTATAATGGTGAGTTCCAAATCCAAGAAGTTATAGACGACTACACATTCACTTATGTGTATGAAGATACTGGGTTGATTGGAAAGGTTTCTGACGGTTCTTCTACTATCACGAATGTGGCTACATTTACTGATATTGAGGTTGGTAAGATACTCAAGCCAGGAACATATGCTGGAATTACAGTTCCAGAAAACTGCTTCATTACTTCAGTTAACCAGACTGCAAGAACTGTATCTCTAGATAAGAATCTAACTGGAGACACTAGCTTCGTTGAGATCGATACTATCACCAGAGTCAACAACGTGACTGTGGTAGTGACGACTACGGATCACGCTCTTGCTAATGGAGACTTTGTCTCTATCCAAGATGTTGCAACTTCTGGTTTGAATATCAATTATGCTCCAGTTAGAGTATTAGACTCCACTACATTCGAGTTCGATTCAAATGCAGTAGACGCAAATGACGTTGGTGGTTCTGTTTATATTTTGACTAGAATTACTGCATACAGACAGAATGGTTCTTCGGTCTCTTATGGATTCCCTAAGTACAACCTGAAGTCTTGGCAGGATGCTTCTATTAGAGCAGGTATGTTTGATAACCAGAACGGTATGTTCTTTGAATATGATGGTCAAAATCTATACTGCGTAAGAAGAAGTTCAGTTCAGCAGATCTCTGGTAAGTCAACTGCTACATATCGTTCTTCTCTAATCACTGGTACTAATACAAAGTATACTACTCAACTTTCTGTTGGTGAGTTTATCGTTATCCGTGGTATGTCTTATAAAGTTATCGGAATCGATAGCGATACTCAAATGTATGTCCAACCAGAGTATCGTGGTTCCTCTCTAAATAACATCATCGTAACTAAGACTGTTGACACCAAAGTTCCACAACAACAGTGGAGTCTCGATAAAGCTGACGGTAGAGGTAGAAGCGGATACATCCTTGATCTGAATAAGATTCAGATGGTGTATATCGACTACTCATGGTATGGTGCTGGTAAGATCCGCTTCGGATTTAAGAATAACAAAGGTGAGTGTGTATACTTCCACGAGTTCAAACATAATAACAACTTCACAGAAGCATATATGCGTTCTGGTAACATTCCAGCAAGATATGAGGTGGTAACAAAAGGTCAACCAACCTTCTCGCCTTCTCTATTCCACTGGGGTACTTCTGTTATTATGGACGGTCGCTTCGATGACGACAAGGCATACTTGTTCACTGCTGACTCCGATGTGGTTTCTTTGACTAACGGTTCTATTGCTATCCTATCAGGCGCAGCAGGTTATAGCGCCAGAAGAAATACCAATTACTTCACGATCGCTCTATCAGACGCTACCAAGTATACTAAGGGTGGAACTGTTATCCTTGTGACTAGCTATACAAGTGCAACAGTATATACTTTAGACACGTTTAACCAATACTTGCCAGCAAATACTGTTATTACTGGTGTTGACTTGTCAATCGGTAATAACTTGGCAAGAGTTTATATGTCTAATAATTGGAGACAAGACTACAACGTGTCTCCAACTACCTTCGTTAGAGTTGCTGTTGGTGGTGGTACTTCTGCTAAATCAATTTCTGACTTGGCTCCAATTCCTCTAGTTTCTGTTCGTCTAGCACCTTCTGTTGATAACGGATTGTCTGGTGGTCTAGGATTCCGTGATGTTATTAACAGAATGCAATTGACTCTGAACTCTTGCGGTGTTCTAGTTTCGCACGAATCTGAGGTTCGTCTATACTTGAACGGTGAGTTGTCCGACTCTGCGTTTATTAATAACCAGTCGCCTTCGCTCTCTCAGCTGTATAGACACAAACCTGGAGAAACAGTTAGAAATGGTATCTTGTTGTTCTCGTTCAGAGCAACTGGTGGTACTCAAACTACAAGTGGTAAGAGAACCTTAGTTCAGACTTCTCAAGATCTTGGCGACATCGCTACATTGGGTAACTCTATCCTTGGTGGTGATGAGGTCTTCCCTAACGGTCCAGATATCTTGACAATCACAGCAACGCCAATTGATACTTCTACAATTACTGCTGCTGAACCATACCAAGCGTCTGCTCGTATCACTTGGTCTGAGTCACAAGCGTAAGGAGAAAATAATGGCGTTTATTGGAAGAGATCCTAGCTACGGAACCTTTGAGAAGCAGTTACTGAATACCAATGGTTCCACTACTAACTTTTTGTTAGATTACTTGGTATCAAGTGCTGCATCAATGTTGGTAGTAAATGCTGGAGAAGTGTTACAACCTGAAGTTGACTATGATATTACTGATGGAGGAGCAGAGATTGAGTTCGTCGATCCTCCATCAGGAACTACCTTTATCGTCTTCTTAGGTAAGCAGTATTTGGTTCCAACGGTAGCTGACCAGTCACTCGACAGGAATGCGTTCTCCCAAACCCTACAACAATCAGTTATCCCACTTTGGGTTCCTGTTAGCGCCAGCACTGCAGTTACTGCTGGTAGCTATTATGTCGTAAACACAAGTTCATCTGCAGTAACTTTAACATTACCTGCTAACCCATTGTTTGGGCAGACGTTTAGAGTTATCGACGGTGAGGGTTCATTCTCAACAAATAACTGTATTCTGAACCCAAATGGTAAAAAGATTATGGGTGCTACATCAAACTTCACCCTATCAGTGAACAGAACCTCTATCGCATTCGTTTACAATAATGAAGCGAATGGATGGGTTGCAATTGAAAATCACAATTTTGTAACCTAATAAATATGTATGTAATACTGTGGAGAGGATAAATTGGCTACAATAACAAACTTATACGTTGATCAAGGAACCACCTTCGAGACGATCGTTGATGTGACTAACCAAGATGGCACACCTCTCAATCTTTCAGGATATACAGTTGTTGCTCAAATGAGAAAGTCTTATCAGTCTTCCTCGTCTACCTCATTTAATGCTTCAGTGTTCGGAGATCCAGAAAATGGTCAAATTAGTTTGACTTTAGATCCAGAGGATACGTCAGGCATGCGTGCAGGAAGATACCTTTATGATGTTGAAATCAGCGCAAGTGGAAAGACATACAGAGCATTGGAAGGTATCGTTTTAATCTCACCAGAAATCACGAGATAACTAAAATGGGCATTAAGGCAAAACTTAGTCAACAGGTAATACCGCAAGCCAAGGTAAGCACTCTTGGTTCACAGGTTAAAGTACCAGCAGTAGGTATCCAAGGGATACAGAGCGGTGCTATTGGTAGTATTAGTACCTTATCTGATGTTGACCTAACAAACACCGAAGATGGTTCTTTATTAATATACACGCAAGCAACTACTAGATGGACTGCTTCTAGAAACTTAAACGCCCAAGACATGGACGGTGGAAATTTTTAATCGGAGATAATTAGATGGCATCAATTATTCGCATCAAACGATCTACTACTTCTGGGGATCCGTCAACACTAGGTAACGGCGAATTAGCCTACTCAGCGTTAAGCGGAACCCAATCAAATGGTGGTGATCGTCTTTACATTGGTATTGGATCAGAAACTGCAGGTAATGCGGCGAACCACTTCGTTGTTGGTGGTAAATACTTCACGGATCTTTTAGATCACCAGCACGGCACAGTTACTGCATCCTCAGCGCTAATTGTTGATGCTAACAAGAAACTAGATGAGTTGAATGTCGATAATTTGACATTGAACACCAACACTCTGAGTTCTACAGATGCTAACGGTAATATCTACATAGATCCAAACGGTACTGGCTACGTCCAGATCGTTGGAACAAACGGATTGGTTATTCCAGTAGGAACAAATCTCCAACAAGGTCCAGCTGTTCAAGGTGCTATTAGATACAACACAGATACTTCTTCGTTTGAAGGTTACTCAGGAACTACTTGGGGATCTCTCGGTGGAGTTAAATCTGTTGACCAGTTAACTTACATCACTGCTGAATCAACTCCAGGTGCTTCTGATGACACGCTATCGTTTGTCACAAATGGAACAGAGCGTTTCTTCATTGATACAGATTCTGCTGAATTTGATTCGACAGTAGTAGTTAGAATCGACTCAACTACTACTTCAACTAGCTCATCAAGTGGTGCGCTAGTTGTTTCTGGTGGTGTTGGTATCGGTGAAAACCTTTATGTTGGTGGAAACATAAACGTAACTGGTGGTTTGACTGTTAGTGGTGCACAAACTCTAACAGGCGACTTCGGTATCAATGGTGGTGACTTATACTCTACTTCTACCACATTCAACCTGTTAAACAGAGATGACGCAAACTCTGTAACTGAAGATGGTCCAACTACAGTAAATGCCTTCTTAGGTGCTACATCAGTTAACATTGCAGCAAATAGTGGAACTACAACTGTCAATAATAACTTAAATGTTAAGCTCGACGCTGATGTTGACGGAAACCTAAACGTAGACGGAACTGCGCAAATTGATGGTGCAACAACTATCGGTGCAGCTGGAACTCGTGCTGCACTAACAGTATATGGTACTACGGTTTCTATCGTTGGTACTGATAATACAACAATGGGTATTAATGCTGCTACAGCATCAAACCTAACTTATACTTTACAAGCTGACAATACAGTTGGTGATGCAAACCTTGATATCAATGTCAAGAATGCTGCTACATTAGACGCAACAAGCATCTCTCTAGATGCTACAGAATCTTCCAACTTAACAGTTACTGCAAACTCTGGTAGCAACCATACACTAACTATCGATTCGTCGAACTCTGGTGCTGGTCTTGGACTTATTGCAATCGGTTCTACCAACACTGATGAAATAAATGTCACATCAGGCGACCAAGTAAATGTCGATGCTCCTGATGTAAACGTAGGTGCAGATACCTTCGACATCGTTGGTAAGTCTACAGCTGATGCAGCAGTAACAATCACTGGTTCGTTGGATGTTGATTCTATCAAGATCGATGGAAGAACAATTTCTTCTACTGATGCAGCTAACCAAGAAATTATCATTGACCCATATCCAGCTGGTGGCGACAACGGTGGTACAGTTATCATCAAAGGTAACTTGCAAGTTGATGGTACTACAACTACCGTTAACTCGACTCAAGTCACTATTGACGATCCAATCTTCACTCTTGGTGGAGACACTGTTCCAATAGCAGACGACAACTTAGATCGTGGTATCAAGTTTAACTGGCACAATGGCTCCGACGCTAAAGTTGGTTTCTTCGGTTACGATGATTCTGCTGCTGAGTATGTGTTTATTTCTGATGCTACTGAAGCATCCAATACATTCTCTCCAGCGACAGCAAACGTATTTGGTAACCTACGTGCTGGTAAGCTAGCACTGAAAGATACTACAGCATCTACATCTTACTCTACTGGAGCATTGATTGTTGATGGTGGTGTTGGTATCGCTGGTCAACTAAACGTAGATGGCGCTGTTAACAAATTTACAGGAACTACTGCTTCTACATCGATTACTACAGGCACTGTTGTTGTCTCTGGTGGTGTTGGTGTCGCAGGTTCTGTGTATCTTGGTGTCAATTTGATTGGTTCTGGGGCAGCAACTTCTGACCTAGACGGATTTAACATTGATGGTGGTACGTACTAAATAATTCATACCTTTGGTAGTTTTTACTACCTCATACCCTTTT